CATTGCTATCAGCATTAACATTGGTAGTCGCGGTATTACCACTTGCAATAATTAAGCTAAATCCATCGGTTACATCTGTGCCATTCTTGTCATACAAAGAAAGCTTAGCCTTAGCCTTCTCGCCATCAGTTACTTCTGAATATACAGTTTCGCTGCTGGCAATAATATTCTCAAGAACAGGAGCAGCATTAATTTGTACCCATTGAGAATTGTTTTCAGTTGTATTATAGCAACACAAAATGTTATCCTTGCGGACATAGTAAAGAGCAGTCTTACGCTCCTCAGGTGGATAAGTAGGCAAATCCGCAGTGGTATTTACCATAACAATATCACTTAAACGAAGTCTCTTGCCACCCAAGTCAGCATACATAATATGCTCATCGGTCGTAACATACACATTACCATTAGTAATGTCAACCTTACTTAGATTAGTAGATAAACCACTTAAAAAGCGAAGTTTGTTATCTGTTGCATTAATCGCCATAAGTTAGTCCCTCCTATTTTTAATTATCAGAAATTGCAGACCAAGTCATAGTCATGCTAGAAGAACGAGCATCGACATACTCGGTAACAGTAGTATAAGTAACTCCATCAAAAGTAAGATTTCCAATGCGACTATCCATCGGTTGAGCCCAATTGCCTTGAGCAGTTAATACATACATATTATCTGTATCGGCAACAACACCAGCTGATGGAACAGGCACTAAACCAGCTAAGCCTTGACTCTTAGTAAAATCATAAAGTAAAGCTTTACCGTCAGACTCAGGAACATCTGTACCATTAATACGAACACCATTAATATAATCTAATCCGCCAATTTGATTTTGTAGATTTTCTAAGGAGCCAAGAATGCCTGAGGCAATAATTGGATTGCCTTCTGCATCAGTACCGGAAGCAGTTCCGATAATTGAGGCTAAACCATCTACATCAGTACGTAACGTACCAATATTAGTTTGTGCAATTTTAACAGAACTTTCTAATGTGCCAGTACGAGACTCTAAATTGGCAATAGATGTATTTAATGTCCCAACAGTTGTTTTTAAACCAGAAACATCTGTCTCAAGTGTTCCTATACGAGTTTCAAAACTAGAAAGATCAACTGGGCTACCCAACTCTTCCCATTTTTGTCCATCGTAGATATATTCTGTTGAAGTTTCTTTTACGATATAAATATCGCCAGATTCTGCTGTTTCTGGAAGATCATCTTCTGTTTCAACAGAACCGCGATAATGAGTTGCTCCAGCGAATTCCGCTTGAGCCTCTTCCTTAGTATAATAATTATTGGTTAGATTGGATTTAACACCTGCGACCTCAGTTTGCAATGCAGTAATTGCGGTTTGAAGTCCATCTACAGTAGTTGGATTTGGTTCATACCAACCTAAAACGAAAGTTGTACCATCTTCATCAAGAGTAACCTGAGGAATTAATCCTGCTTTCCAAGGGTACTCATCATTAACTTCTTGAAGCACGTAAGCGGCAGGAACTTCTGCCCCAGACTCATCTTCATGAGCAGCAACATAACGATAATACTTAGATCCAAAATCTCGTAAAGTCAAAAGACCCTGATCATCAAGAACAATAGTATTTTCGTCTACATTAACTGCGTCTCCACCTGCTCCAGAACCAACTTCAAGTAAAGTGCCAGCAGTATCGGAAATTACATATACCGTAGAGGTGTTATCTGTTTCATTAACATAAGTAACAATTTGACCAACATAAGCAACTGTGCTTGTGCTTGCATATGTTACAAGAGCGTCATAATCATACCAAATAGAAGTGGAATCTAATGGAATAGGGTTACCACGCTTGATATTAATCGGAAGAGGCATAAATCCGCCGTCTTTTTTAATTACAGCCATTTCTTTTCTCCTCCTTATCCTAAAGTAATTACGTAGTTTTCAGTTGGATCGAGAGCTGCTGGCTCATATACCCAAACTTTATAGTCTACTGCCTGGTAACCGCTCTTGCCTTCAACTTGTACGTAATCCTCTTGAAGTTTGAACTCAGAAGTAATATCTGCGTTCTGACTGACAGGCATAGTAACTTTCTTAACACCAATAGAGCTTGTCGCAGGAATTGCAACAACTACCTTCGCGGCATTCGCCACTGAACTTGCCTCATATTGAGGCAATGTTTTTGCGGAAACTGCTGCATTACTATTTGTTAATTTTCTAATATTGGCAGAATTTAAGGCTGTACCTGCAGTCATTGCACCATAGAAAAATTGACGATAGCCATAAAGCTTACCGCTCTTAGCTGTTGCAGTTCCTTCTTTAATGCGATAGCCTGCAACTGCATTACCCAAATTATTAACAGGAATGTCACCTTGAGTATATTCTGCAGTAGCATTAATGTAATAAGCAGTATCATCAGTTACAGTCAAAGCTGGGAATGTACCAGTAGTTGCTGTCTGAGCAGTATTGCCAATGGTATCAGTGACAGAATAAGTTGCAGTGACACCAGTTGGACTAGGACCATATTCATAAGAGCCTGGATTAAAAGTCAAAGTATAGCTTGGGGTCACAGTACTGCCAACTTCATAGGCTTTGTTTTGTGCTGCGGCGATACTTAAACCTGGCTGAGTAACATCAGGATTTTCTGGTTGAGAGAACAACATTTCAAAAACTTCTTTAACATTTTTGCCTTGTGTTTGTACAACCTCAGAACCAGAAGCACCAATCTCAACATATCCTACGTCAGTAGTAAATGTTAAATTCTGGTCAAAATAAACGTTTTCAGCGTTATAATTGCCATCCATGGCTTTCCAGTGAATGCCGTCATAAACATAAGCTGTATGACTATAAGAATCACCAAAAAGTAATTCCTTAATTACACATACATCATTTTTAATGAGTGTGGCACCAGCAGTAACTCTTGCAATTGCTTCTTCCTTAGACTCAGTAAACACGCCATTTTCTTGAAGGCGTACGCCTTCATAAAAATTAGCTTGAGCTAAATTTTTTTCTCCTCGAAGCAATTCTCCGGTATCTGTTAAGAAGTATAATGCATTACTTTGTTTAGAAGCTAAAGCATTATATTCTGCTCGCGTACCAAATTTAAAGAGTACGGGACTATTAGTTGCCATAAGCAATTTACCCCCTTCTTTATTATAAATAAAATGTTGAGCTACGCTCTTTTTTCTATCAAATTATGACTAATTCAATTATCTAATACAACCCATTTATGCAGCTGTATCATAAGTATAATCAATGAATAGATAAAGAGGATCGTCATTATCTAAAATGCGGTTTGCATTTAGAAAATTCTAAATTGAGTTAGCATCAAAGCGTAAGCTATAAATAGGTACTTGCATTACATTAGTGGTATCAAAAGACCACTTGCCTCGAGTATCTTCTTTATATAGACCATTCACGCGCGTGCTTAATGGAGTAGGAGTGTCATTTAAATAAAATTTAATTCCAAATACTCCTCCAGAGATAGTTAAAGCTGAAATACGAATGGAACTATCAAACATAGAACCACTAATTAACATTTCTGCAGTTAAATTGGCAGGATAATTACGACTATCTCCATCTTTAACATATCGCATTTGTTTTGTTTTTGTTGCCATAATATCCCTCCTTAGAAGATTCTATCTTCTGCTTTCGTAGCAGTGATATTCATAGTTCCATCATGAGAGAAAGAATAACTAAAAGATTTTACAAAATATTCTCCTCGAATTCCAGTTATATCATCTGAAACAGATATGCGCACATTTGGTTCAAAATAATAAACTGGCAAAGAATTTAAAGTAATAGTTTCTTGATAATAAGTATATTGATATACCATATTATCTAAAACTTCTTTAGCACTTTTTCCCTAGCCACTTAAAGTAAAATAATTAAGTAATCCACCCACCAAATTTAATTTTACATAATTCAATGTAGATTCAGTTGGTTGAGTGTCTGTAGGATCAATAAACAATATTTCAGGAGTATCTCTAAAAAATATCGCTTTTACATCGTTATCATTAACAACTTTCGGCCGTCTACCGATTTTATCCATACGGTATTTCTCTAATTCGCTACCCTCGCCAATAAAATCAATCCAAAACAACAATTTACCTGGATCTTTAAAATATAAAGTATGTGGTAAATTATGTCCTTCACTATCAAGTTCAGCCTAACAGTAAATAATATCGGGATGCCAATATTTATTCTCAAACCACTCATTATGTCGTTTAATACGATCTTCTTTTTCTGAATCAGTTAAAGAATTATCTTTTTCAATTTCACTAATTGAACGATTATCATATACCAATCGCCAAAAGGCTAACATATCAGCATAACAATAATCATAACCAGTATTCCAAGTATTTTGCCATTTATCAATTAATTCAATATGAGTACTACTCATAAATAAATCAGCATCGCTACCATCAGCAGCCGGAATTCCAAAAATCATTGAGCCTTTTTCTTGTAAATATTCAATAGACTTTCCAGTGTTTTTGTCTGTCATTTCTAAAACTGGATGTTTCCAAGATTTTTCATCAGCATCATAATAATAACATTTTGCGGGAACATTTAATTTAGCACCTGTTTTATATGGATAATATCCTTTATTCATGGCTAACGTTAATTGTTCTATATATGCAGAAGCTCTTGAATTATCATAGGCCATACGGTATAAAATTTCTCGCCAGTCCACAATCTAAAAATTATTAGTATCCCACTGTAAAGCATCTAAATTCACAGTAACTATAACTGTTTGATTAATATATTCAGGCTTTTCTGGGATAGTAATACCAAAATAATCAGAATATCGGCTACGACCATCAGCCAAGAAATATTGCCATTTATTAGAATAAGTTCCATCTCCATTGTCGACATATACCCAATGAAAAGAATAATAACCATTCAACTCAGTTGTGCCAAGAGTTTCTGTCATTGCAGATAAGAAATTCTCTTCATTAACAATAACATCATGACAATTAAGACCGTTATTGCGACCTGGCTCAAAATAAATCTTTTTCCCAATTTCGCCAAAACGCCAATTATCTTCTGTATAATAAGTGATACCATTAAATAAACAGAAATATTCTTGCGGTTTATTATCAATAGCATAACGTAAATGTATTGGTGCATCAGTTGAAGTTGTGCCCCATACAACAAAATCATTACGAATATTACTTAATAAAGGCTTATTTGCAAATGAGTTAATCAAAAAACCATTAATAAATTCATATTGAGTCTAAGTACTATTTAAACTATCATAATAAGTACTTTCACCTTCATTTGTAATTGCACCATGCCAAGCAATATTATGATAAATACGCTTTCTTTGAAAAACAAATCTACCCCAAATATCATAGAAATATTCAAATTCACCAAGCATATTTACAATAGCATCAAGAGCTTGTGTGACTGGACTACCAGCATTTACAATTAATTCACCTGGATAAGTAAGTTCTGTTTCACGATATCCTGCAGTATCACCATATTCTACAAATTTAATAATACGATAATAAATTCCATTTAGTTCAAATGGCTCATAAGGAATATAGTAATCAGGATCATCTTCTGTAGCGCCTTCTTTTTTGGGTGCAGCTTGAATAAAATCATTAGCCAAAGCAGATCCTTCAAATACCATTTGACTAGTATAAAACTTAAAATCAGATGATGTAGAAATATCATAAATAAATAAGCCTTTATCAGCTACTTTATAATCTAATAATTCTACTGCGCAATCATCTAAATCTGCAATTATAATATTTTCGTAAGATTCAAGAGCATAAGTGTGTACGGCGTCTCTGACAATTTCTTTGATAGCAATTTCTTTGCGGTAAGTGGTGCCATCACCATTAATAATTTCAATATCACTAAAGCTGTGATCGGCAAATAAACTTCCTCCAATTGAACCATCTAACATGCACATTTTATCTTTTCCCTAAATAGAAATTGATAATCCAGATGTATTGGAGGTCTAAGAGAAAGAAGTAATAATAAATACTCCCTGTTGAAACCAAATAATTTCATCATGAATTGTATCAATGTAGTTTCGTAATCCAATTAAAACCGCAAATTTAGTATGTAATCCCCAATAAATTTCATTTAATTCTGAATTGGTATTATCTGTTGTAATATTGAGGCTGCAAGTGCGGCGGGTGGCTGAAGAGCCATCCACAGAAATATTGCCAGATACAATATTACCGGTAATTTCTGCGATGGCTCGTTCATCCCAGTCTAATGAAATTAATTTAGCAAATACTTCACGTTGAGTATAATTATCTAACTGCTTTAAAAAGACATTATCTAAAGAAGCTTGAGAAGTACCAATAAACATTATCTAACTACCTCCACTTCTTTTTCTTCCTCTTCAAGGACTTGTCGTAAATAATTATTCAAACGGTCACGATTAACAAGCCAATTTAACCGCAATGTTTCAACATCATTCTCAGAAATAATTTGTGGATAAGCCTAAACATAAATTCTATATCCACCTTGATAATAGTTTTCCACTTGAATTGCATTAATTTCAATCATTTGTCGATTATTAAATATATAGAAGAAATTATAATTCTCAATATCACCCAATGGTTTATTAATGTTTTCTGGGTCTGCTATTACAGTAAAATTAAAGCGAGCTGCCAAATAATCTTCATAAGCTCGTAACTCAAGCTTTGTTAAATTATCTTTATCACCATATTGTTCTTCTAATGTATAAGTTCTAGTTTCAGCTTTGCAATAAACATATACCTAAATACCAGATTGAACTCTTAAATCTAAATCTCCATGAACATTCAATGGTAAATTATAGAAATAATGAGCTAAACCATTATCCTCATTATTATCTGTAAATAATGCTTCTGCATCAAAAGCTGTTGAACCAAACAGTACATAAGTACCATATTCAATCTCTTCAAAATCCGCGTCTGTAACAGCTGGATATTGTCCTGTTGTAGGATCCACAATACCATGTGCAGGATTTGGAATATATCTCCAATAAGTATTATCACTTTTACGCAATAAAATACTATTACCATATTGTAATGCTGCAGGCCAATTACCATAATTTAAATCATTATTCCAAACATAAGATAATTTCTTTACGCCACATTCGTAAATTGGAATTGAGCGATATTGAATATATACAATACTTGGAATAGTTGCTTTTAAGCCATTCCAGCCTTCAAATAGATTTCGACTAAAAACACCAGATTTAGTTTCATAAATTTTTTCTTTTGTAATAGGATCTAAGGCGTATGAACCATCTGCCTCTAACTTATATTCATCAATATCATAAGTATATAGTTCTTGTTTTTCAGTTAGACCATATAATCCATATCCTACATAAGTCTGAGCATGAATATCTTGAATGGCTTCAAGATTATCTTCGTCTATATTTTCAACTGTTAAAATTAAATATCCTTTTACCAAACTTAAAATATCTGGAGGATTAATATATCGTAATGGCGCGGTTGAATAAGTATCTAGTTCTAATTCATAAGTGCCAGTTTTATTAATGGCAAAATTATATTCTCCCCACTCAAAGCTCATACCATATGTGCTTGCTTTATTTATTGTATTTGTAGGATCTAAATCATAAATAAATTCAATCTTGCGACATCCAGCACCTTCTGTTAAATCATATTCAGAAAATTCTTTTGAATTTTTCATTACTCTTGCAAGATCGCTTAAAGAAATTGTTTTTTTCATATCAATATGAACGATTTCGTCTTGAGCATTTAATAAAGAATAATTCGCAAGTGTACTAATATTAAATTTATCTACCTCTGATGCAGTACAAGAAAAGCTATGTAACATTCTACTTATGGTATCATTAGGAGTCAGACTAACGTTGGTTAATCGAACAATATAACTACCTTCTTGTGGAGATTTAAATAATTTAATCTTACCATTATTTAGCCATTCTAAAACGGCTAACTTAAATTTCCGCTCATAAGTGAAATTTTCGTCTGTAAGGGCAGTACCAGGTTCAATGAATGCACTGCGGATAAGAGTCTTATCTTCTTTAGTTCCAAACCATTCAAGGTCATCGCCAGTAAGAATCCAACTTTTATCAAGATCAGTTTTTTTCATAAATAATTGATCATTATCCATATGATATGAAATTAAACCATTAATTGGAAACTCTTTATAATTTAAAATACCATTTCGTAAAATAAAAGGATATTGTCTACCAAGCGTAGTTTTTTTAGTTTCAGATAAAACTGACTTAAAAGAAGAAATTTTTGGATTAAAACGAATACGCAATTGTTTGTCACCATCATACAGAAAAGCATCTTCAAATACTGGAATTGTTAAATTAGCAGTAGATACTCTCTTAGAATAAATATTGCGTGAATTTACTTTTTGCAAAGAATACATATACTTTGCACCAGATTCAATAGCATAATCAATATACTGATAACTACGAGTTTTTGATAATGCCATATTAATAGGAAGTTCTGCAATCGTTTCCCAAAGTCGATTTTCGCTCTAAAAGTCTTGTCTACAAATAACAAAATTACCAATTAGAGGATATTCTTCTATTTTATTTTCTATTAAATATTTTGATTCAGGATAAATATGTAGAATTACACGAGCATTTTCATTATCTACCTCTGTAGCTAAATATACATTTAATGTACTAATAGTGACTGTGGTTTGGGTAATTTCATAATTAACAGTATTTACTACTAATCCATTATTAGTAATAATGCTGTACTATACTCGATAAATTTCGCCTTCTGTTAAATTAAATGTTAAAATACATTCATCTGAAGAAGCATCTAAATCGGTATCAGTTTGAGTATTATGAATTAACCATCCAGTATTTTGTAATTCTGCACCTTCACTATTAGAAAAAATAAAACGATATTGATATACTTTTTCTGATTCATCCTCATTCTGATAAGTGCCAATAAAAGATGTGTGTGAAATTGCAGTAATTGATTGCATATTTAAACCAGCAATTTCTACGATTGGCTTTGATGTATATTTTACAATAGCAACAGTAGAATAATATCCATCATTACCTGCTTGATCAACATATGCTAATTGAACTTTATAAAAATTACCTACAACAAGTTTTGCCACAATGTCCTCTGTCAAGTCATAAATTACAGAACGATTTTGGGCGTCATCTCCATATTTTTGAGAGAAAAGATTTGCAATAACAATATCTGTAGATGTTGTTTTTAAGCGAAGTCGCATTCCCTTAACTGCGGCGTTACTTACTGTAACATTCATAGAAAAAGGGACCTCTAATGAGGTCCCCGTGTTCGTAGTATAAAATGAGGGAATGGTGCCCGCTATATTTGGTGGATATAAGCGGTTAATTGCGGCCATTCTTACTCCTCCTCAATAAGCATTTCCAAAGCAAGTAATTGTTTGGGGGTAAATTCCATATTTTCAATAAGTGCAAGAGGAATCTTACGAAGCTCAAGATCTGCAGTAAAATCATTTAGATCTTGACGAGCTTTACGACATTCTTCTTCCTTGCCTTCTTGAATAGCAAAAACGCCAGGAGCATTCTGAACAAATTCTTGCTTTTCAGCATCAAACTTCAAATATTCAAGAGCAAACTTGCGCTCTTGGTCAATATAAAACTCTTCTTCTTTCTTAAGCGCAGTAAGATTCTTTGCAATAATCATACCAAGCTTAAAAGGAACTTTAGAATCTTGAAGTTCTTCAAGACCTCGCATAAGAGTATCAATTTGAGTATAATTAAGTGTCATAATCCTTTTTCTCCTTTATATATGATTAATAGTAAGATTCCCATCCTGAAGAGGGAGTTGATTCCTAAGCAGGAAAGAATGTACTAGCAGTATAACTTGATGGCGAATATGAATGAGAGGCTGGGGTATATGAATGTGATGAAGCTGTATAATTACAAGTTCCATCTGCATTTTTGCTATGTGAAGAAGCTTTATAATAATGGCTTGCTGCCGTATAACTATGTGACTCTTGAGTATATGAAGAAGCAGTATATTGAGTGTCTGCTTCACATTGAGCAAAACCCGCACTATAACCAGCTTTATATGCCGCCGCGATTTGGTCCATATGATATTTCGTGGCGGCAATATTAAAAGAATCGGATACTGTTGCCCCCGCGATAGTTAAAGAATAAACAATAGATCCGCCCTCTGCACTCATTGTAAAACCGCCCTCACCAAAAATTTCAGGCTCATCTGTTAAGTCAACCTATTTTCCTGCGATTGTCAAAGAGCCAGTTAATTTTCCACTGCTTGTACCCATAGTCCAAGCCCCATCTTCAAAAATGGGTTGTCCAGCATCTTCTCCCATAGAAGTATCAGCACCAACTGTACCAATCTATACGGAAGCTTTTAATTTACCTTCTGAAATTTCATAATTTAATACGTGTCCATGCTCCGCTAAAGCAAGAGCGGTACCTTCACCGACAGTTGCGCCAGGAGTATTACCATTGCCGTTAAAACTCTCCTGCAACATTTTTCCATAAATACTCTATAATTCAATGGAAATAATCGCAGAGCCATCTCCTCCAGCAGGGTCAACACGTAAATTTGCTTGACCAACAGCCTTAGCTAAAGCATTTTTAGCTTTCTTTAAAGCTTCAATTGCTTTATTCATTGCCGCAGCAGCTAAGTTGTTAGCAGCAACAATTTTTGGATAAACTTCTTCACAAAGAATTCTATTTACCCAAGCTTGAGTTGCAACCAATGAAGGAGTAGGTGTTCTTGATTCATTATTATCATCAAGCATAAAAATTACTCCTCCATAAATGGAGCCATCAACATCAAGATTTTTAGTAAATCTAGCAGATTCACCATAAATATTCCACTAATAAAGATAACCTAAATCGGCTCCACGAGGAACAATTGTAACATTGCTGCCAATAGATTCTCCGCCAGAACCAAGATAGACATTAAATCCCATACCTTTAGCATCATGATACACAGCAAATAAACCCGCTCCACCAAGCTGTAAAGTTTCATCTGATTGCGCATCTGTTAATTCTACTGAAGTGTGGAATGTACCAGTAAAATTAGTTAACCAAACCAAACCATCACTGTCTGGAGGAGTTACAATATCTGAGTCATCTTGAGAAAAATCTGGGAAACCACTTAAATCAAAAGGAATAATTGTTCCTTCTGCGGCATAATTATCATCTTTACTACCTTTTGTAAATTCAGTGGTTCGTTTATATTCTTCACCCATTTCATATGCACGTGGCATAATGAAATTAGTATTTGTATCTTCTTTATAAGTCAAACCTTGTAAATGAATTGCTGCAAGATATAAATTACCTTCAACCAACTCTTCTGTTACTGCAATATCTTCCGAAAGATCAGTAAAAACACCCTGACTTTCAGTCGAAATACCACAATAAATAGAAGCAGTTTCTCCATCAATTTGAACTTGACCTTTAGAGAAATAAGCACTACCATTATTGCCACTGATAAAGCTTTTTGGAATTGGGAATGGATCTTCTCCTGTTGCTTTTTCTAAACCAAAACCAATATCACCTGTAGTAAAATTGATTAACATATTATAATATGTTGGTTCAGCAATTAACTCAATACCTTCATCTTCAGTAGATAAACCCATCCAACCATATCGGCCACTAATAATCATTTTACCTTTCATAAAGGCAATAAATGAATCATGACCATTTAAGTTAATCCAGTCACCATTATGCTCGCCATCTCCTTGATCTCTAAAACCAGAAGGCATTCCATTTTCATCAGTAAAATCATCATAAAATTTACGATAACCTTGAGCTTGGCCTCCACCAAAATTTCTATCGGTTGCATAAATTTCATAATCATTAATATACCAATTACCAATGGTTGCATATTTGGTGTATAGATAACCATCAGATCTAATACCTGTCTAAATAACATTATCTTCATTTGCAAAAGATGCAGTAAAGAAATTCTCTGGAACAGGTAAAACTTCAGTGGTTCCATCTTTATATTCTTTGGTATAAGAAGTAACTTCTTCTCCATTTAAAGTATATGTAGGATTTGGAATAAAAGAACCATTTGACAAGTTCTTTTCTGGATTTCCTAAAAATATTCTACCAAAAATATTCTTCTATGTCAAGCCATAGTCACTAATAACCCATGGATAATCTTTACCGATACGACCATATCTAGCAAAAATACCACCAGTTGTAACTACGCCATAATTTGGGTCTACTAAGAAATAATCATGATCTTCATCATTCATAAATTCATCTACCCATAGTAGTTCTTCATGATGACTCCAATCTTGCATCCAACTTAATGTTTTATCCGCCAATTCATCGCAAAATGTTGAAATACGTCTTGGTGTCTATGTATATAAGAAAAATTGTGAAATACTTTGATTACCAATAGCATCCCATGCTTGATTACTAATTACATAACCACCATTTTCATCTTCTGTCAGATAATCCAATAAACGACGAGGATTTAAATTAATATAACAAGTCTAAGTTGAATTACTAATTAAAGCGTTTCGTCCATCAAAATGGATACGTCCTTCACCAGATGGACCAATAAAACCAGTGCCATCAGTTTTAAATCCAAAAGACTGTTGTCCTGCATTGAATCCGTATAGGCCAGGAGTATCTAATGATTCATCGCCTTTTTCATGCCAGTCACCCATCATAACACCGGTAAAACGATTGCGCTGATCTTTTGTGCCTGCTGCAATCATTTTTGCAATAATCGCACTGTTCTCATAATCAAGAGATAGACTCTAACCATCCCACTCATTAACAAGAGAAGAAGGATAAAGGTTCTGCGCAAATGCGATACCCTGCGCGACTGTTGTGGTACCATCCATAAAATATATATAAGTAAAATACTCATCTGTTAATAAATCTTCTGTCCATTGTTGTGCATAAGCCGAAGGATCTGCTACATGAGTATTTAATTGTTGCGCGGAAAAACCTAACGCATAAGAAGTTTGATTTGCTTTACTTACAGAAGTTCCATTTGGTAAAGTAAATACTGGATATTCAGCCTCTTTTTCAATTAAGCGTAATACTTTTGTTTGATTGATCTACCATGTTGGATAAATCAATTCATTCATATAATCATATGTTTCGCCGGTTTCTTCAGAAGTATCAGATCCAGTAATAATTTTTTGTACTTCAAATACATTTGATGCATAAATTGGTGCTTGACCGTCAGATCTAAATTCTACACGATCTGGACACACAATATCATGCGTTTGCATATATTGAGCACTGTTACTTACTAAAATACCTTTTCGGACTGTAATATCATATTCTGCCGCACCAGATACCGTAACCTCAACAACAAAAGGATAAGGTTGTGTAATGCGGCCACGGATAACATTGCCAATAAAATCTTTATAATTTAGATGGTCTCTATCATCTTTTGGTTTATATGCAGTACCATAATATTTCCAAGTGAATTCGCACTTTGCTCTTTCATCCAATGGTAATAATTGACCTTTACGATCATATACTAAACAGTAGATTTCAAATTCACTTGCGGTATCAACATAATAATTGCCAGCAGGTTCACTAATGGTAATAACAGGAGTATATTCACAACCAAAAGCTCCTGCTCGTCCAAAAATTAGTTCTTTCTTAATAGAAAAAGAACCCATACCATCAATATCAATTGTAGCACTAATTTCATTGTCATTATATCGCACATTATGAATAGCATCAATATAAAAATAGCGAGTTGCTTTTTTATCTAATTCAAATAAATGATCTGAACGATGATTCCAATATGCAATATCTCGTGCGTTATCATCAAGCATTCCCCATGCTCTAATCATAGTAAAACTTTCTGGGAATTGCCAAGTAATATTAAAATTCGGTTTATTACCATCTCGATCAGTGTACTCGCTTAAACGAACATAAGCGGCATCTTTGTCTGCATATACGTAATCTGAAGCAAGATTTCTACGATCCTCTTCAACTTTGATCCAAGGTTCAATATAGTATTGCACATCTGAGAATAAAATATTATCATCATTAGCTAATACATTATTATTTTCATTATATACAAAGAAATTACCAACAGTGTCATCGGGAACAAGAGTTTCAGATTCTCTTGGCGCTAATCTATGAGTATCAGTTAAAAGTTCCATTTTACCTGTTGTAGTTGTAAAGAAATAACCTTTACCAGTAGGTAATTTTTCTGAACAGGAACCAACCAAGTTTCCACGAGAATCATATACGTCATAGCCAGATGGTTTCAATAACGCACAACGTAATACAACTTTATCATTGCGCGCCAAATTGGCAATATCGCTCTCAATCGTTGTGTTATAATTCTAAAAAATAAATACATTACTTGTAGTATATGTATTATTAAAATGAATTACAACCTTGTAGCGCTCTTTTGCTTTATTTATATCGGGAGTAACAACAAAATTAATTGGAGTATTTTCATCATATTCTACATCAGCATCTGTTCCAATAGGGCGCCAATAATTACCACCGAAACGATGAGATGGAATTTCTGAATTATACTCGGGATGCTCTGGCGCCCATTCAGGATCATATCTATACCAATATGTTTTTGCTTCTAATTCTTCTAATCTTGAATATGTATCAATTAGTTCAAGAGTGTTATCTACTTTATGAACCCATGCGGCATAAAGAGTACGATCAGGTTTACGCACTGCCTCATTCTCAGGGTCTGCGCCATATGTAACTACATCATATGTATATAATGTAATTGTTTCCTCTTGCATTTCCTCAACAGAAAGTCCAAGCAAACAATGTAAATTATTAAAAATAATATTTTTTAACTCTGCACTTCGACCAGTGGCTTCTCCAAACTAAACATAGATTTCGTTAATACGAATCTTTTTTTCTTCTTCTGAAAGACTTGTATCATCTTCTACGGCTTTAATCTAAGCCATAAAATCTTCTTTAATAGTTTCTATGTCTTGAGATCCCCAAGGGATTGGATTACCATATTCATCAATAAATTTATGATCTTGCCAAAACCATACGTCAATACTATCAATAGAATTGGTAAATTTAGAGATGTCCACAACGATTTGTTGTGTTGAGGCTAAAGTATAAGCATATGGATTACCGTACATATTATTGTTAGTAAAGTAATATTCTTGTGTTAAAGTTTCAATAGCACCAGAAGTTTTATCTTCAGTGCCTTGACCTCTTACACAAATACGTAATCCATATTCACCAGATTGAGGTCTAAAAGTATGTAGAAGTGTAGTAACATCAACTTCTAAACCCAATTTTGTGGCACAAATAGGACGTTTTTCAATGTTTTCCCAATGCCATACATGATCTTCGGATATTGGGAATGTTTCATTCGCAACATCCATAATAAGCGTTTGTTCTTCTCCATGATAAGGACAATTAGCCCAATAACCAACTTCCTACATTGGCGTATTATATGATAAATTATATAATCCCACAAAATCATCAAAAGGAAGTTTGAGATTATATATGCTCTATTCATCTTCAGTATTAATTTTTAAACCAATAATAAATTTTTGAAGATTAAAATCACCATTTGGGATTTGTACATAAACTTGCTGACCTGCACTATATACTTCTCCCTATTTAGCATAAGCATCAAAAACTGCGTCTTGGCTTTTTACTTTATAGACACCAGTGCGAGCACCTTTATCATCAAGATAAACCTCAATGATTTTACACTCTTTGGTAATATCAAAATTTTGCTTTGATACGACTCCAGTTACAATTGTATAAATCGCATCAAATAAATCGTTTTGCAAATTACCATTTTTCTATTCTGCCATCCATGTTTCATCTCCTTTTACTCAAAACACTTCTATCTTTTTATAGAAAAATCGTGTGATATATTAGCCGAAATAGACCAACCAAAAAGAAGGGGTCTCCGAAGAGACCCCTTATATTTATTAGCGTTTTGAACCAATGTACTGAGCCGCGCGATTAATAAGATTATCAAAAGCATCTTGGATTTCATTACTATCTTGTACGTTCGGGAATTCTGCGGTAATATGAACTTGTTGTTGCAATTCAGTTTCCTTGGTGGTTTGGGTAGTTTCTGCATGTAAATTATACATATTAGCTCTTGAAGCTGCGGTTGCCAAATTAATATATTCATCCATCATAGTTAATGTGGCTTGATCAAGTTTATTTACTACTTTAACTGTATCAAGCAATTTTTGTGTATCATTTTGATTTAATACTAATTCCGGTCTACTCTTAGTGCCATCAACCCAAGCGGGGCCAGTATAATCAGCGAGGCCACCAGTGGCATATTTCTTGCCAGTTTTATCTTTAATTAGATCACCAAGCTTATTGCCAACAATAGCTCCTGCTACGCTAGTGACACCAGATCCAATGATCGCACCAACTGTGCCACCAACTTTAGAACCTACGCCTCCACCAACAACTCCACCAACAACTGCGCCTAGAACGGCACCAATATTTAATCCAGAAGATTTATCTTGTGTACCGGTTCCACCAGTGCCGCCAGTTTTACCACCTGTATCTCCAGTTTTATCATTGTTTTTAGTGGTGGTGGTATCTTTTTTGGTCGTAGTTGTAGTAGTTTTAGTGGTAGTTGTTGTAGTACTGCCAACACTCGCGCCGGCCAATTTTGCCTAGGCCTAAATAACTTTCTAAATTTCTAAATACATTGATTCATAAGTACCAATAACACTATTTAATTTAGAAATATAATTATCCCAAGCTGTTGTAGTAGTATGAATTTGACTTACCTCTTGACGCAGTGAATCTGTCATTTTTACAGTTTCATTTTTTGCATCTTCTGTTACTTTATCATAAGTATTTACAGATTCGACCATACTACCATAACTAGTATTTGTTAATATAGTTACTTCTGCAATTTTAGTTGCATAATCTGACATGGCCTGTTTAATACGATCATAAGCGGTTTCCATTTCATCTCGATAATTATCAGTATCATTAATCATTTCACCAATAATTTCAGCAACAGTACCTTTTGTTCTATCTGTAATTTCTTCAACTGCAATACCATAATGATCAGCAATTAATTCATTGGTTGTCATTGTATTTTCACTAACAATATTATATTGCTCTTGTAAATAACGAGAGCGTTCATAATAATGATCTAAAATCTCATTGATTCTTTGTTGTTTTTGTTCTTCTGTTAAAGTTTCATCCATAGCAATTTCTTTAATAGCTTCAAGCGTGTCTTGGCGTAATTGTAAAGTTTGATTATAAATATCTTGTTCGTATTCCCAATTGGTATCAGCCATTTGCTGAAGTACATCTTCATATTCTTGCTGGGCTTGATTAATAGCATCTTCATCAGCGGTATATTGATATACCATGTTGCCTTCGCTATCACGAGTTAAGCGTACAGTACTCTTAGCGTTTTGAGCCTCTTCAAGAGCAATCTACTTAAGAAGAAGTTCATATTTAAGATTCATCATTTCAATTTCATATTCGCTTAATTCTTTTAATTCACTTTGAGCATTAATTTCATCTTGTAATGCTTTTAATTGCTTTTTATGTACACTAGAAGTTGTGTCGTTGATTGACTGTTGGATATTACGATTTAACTTACTAATTTCATATAGTTCACGCTGAGAAGAAACATATTGCTCCATTTCTTCCATGTAGAAACCATATTCCTCAGTGAGCCAAGCAAGATCATTACCCACACCAACCATTGATTCTTCAAGATCTTTCATAATATCTTCGATTGTAGTATCGTACATATCTTTTAAGGCTTGAAGAGTTTCTTCAGTCTTAGATAGAATATTTGCTTGTACTTCATTCATTGTCTCTTGCAATGCCTCATATTGAATTCGTTCTGTTTCAGTTAATCCTTCCGCAGAGTTCATGCGCGCAAGATAATATTGCTCTTCTTCTTTAAGTACATTAAGATAGGACATTTGAGATTCAAGAGAAGCCATATTATAATCATATTGCTTTTCATAGAAGAATAACAAATCTTCAAATGTTTGTCCTTTACCCATAAGCTGAAGAATAGACATATAAGAGCCCATAGCTTCAGAAGCAGCATCAATTTTTGCAGTATGCTTGTCAAGTTCTTCACTAGCAAGTTCAAGAGTCTTACCATAAAGTTCTTCAATTGCTTTTTTAGCTTCTTGAATTGCCTCAAGATTATCAAGAATTTGAGATTGAATATCCTGTAGACCTGCAACGTAATCAGCTTGATTAAGATCTCCCGCCGCGAATGCAGCTTCAAGTTCTTGACGAGCTGTGGCAAGATAACTTAAATTCTATTCTGCGATTTGTCCTTGACGAATATAATTATCCATAAGAAGATCTTGTTTTTCAAGAACTTCATCATATTTATCATTAATATAATCAAGATAATCTTTTTCAGCTTCATTAATTTCAACTTTGTATTCGACTTTATATTGAATCTTTTCAAGAGTCTTTTCAGAAATTTGATTCTGCAATTCAAGAATTTCATTTTGTTTGTCACCAATAAGGTTTAAAGTTTCTTGATATTGATCAATCCATTCCAAGGCTTCTTCAAACCATTCGTCCATTTGCTCTTTTTCTTCTTCCATATTTTCTTGAGCAGAAGCATCAGCAGCGTTGTATTTATCAATAAATGCATTGTATTTAGCTAAAATAGAATCCATTAAAGCATCATAATTAGAAATATTCCCTTCGCCATCAAAAGTAGCACCAAGAGAAGCAACCCTCTATTTGTCAACTGCTAACCATTCTTGGGCCTATCTAATATACTCTTCTTGTAAGCCAATTTCTTGTTCAATTAAAGAAATTTCTGCTTCTAAATTTTTTAAATAAGATTCTCCATAAACACGCTTTTTAACTTTATCTACTTTTTCTAATGCATCCGCCATACGCTCTAATGCATTATCTACTTGGAAATAGCGCTGTTTATGATCTTCTGGCTTCTTTTTATCAAGCTTCTTTGGCTTTCCGCCACCTCCGCCACCTCCACCTCCGCCGCCACCACCGGTGATACCTCCACCATAGGTGCCTTTGTTAGTGATAGTTTTAATAGCAAAACCTTTAACCATACCATCAACAGGATTGGCATGAACACTTAAAGGAATATAAAAGTCTTGACCATTTTCACCATGGGCGATATAACTACCTGCTTTTGCAGACCACTCTGTTTGTTCCACTGGAAATTCTTTAGTTTCAACCTGCATATCCATTCCCAATGCCGCAGCCAAAGCTTGCATAATACTTGCTGCTTCATTCGCATTAGAGGCTAAACCAGAGACAAAACCAGCCAATGAAGTTAAGTTATTCGCAACCACTTGACCCATTTCGCCTTCTCCTAACAATTCACTCCAATTAAGAGCTTTACCTTCTGGTAAACCATTAACTGCTGTTGATAAGGCTTCAAGCTCATCCGTCATAGATGAAATATCAGCATTACCTGTTAATTGATCTAAAATATGCTTAGAAGCTTTTTCTTGCAATCTATCGTAAGCTCCATCGACACCATCGGCAGCATCCTACAAATCTTTTAATACGTCATCTTGTAACATAAAGTCTTCTGTTAATGCTTCAATTCCCTTATCATCCAAATCGAGAACATCACCATACATTTCTTTCATGTCATCAAGAGCTTTTTTATGTTCAACAGTGCCCTTCTATGCCTCTTTTAATGTTTTAGAATATGTTTTTAAATTGGACTAAACAGATTTTAAACCCTTTTGAACTCTTGCATATGAAGCTGCCAATTTGATATTATCTTCTTCTGTTTCTCCATTAATTTCGCCTAATTCTTTTAGATATTCTGTATATTCTTTTAATTCTTCAACACTACCAAAACCAGCTTTAGTTGCCAAATCATCAAGGGAAGCTTCAAAATTATCCTCTCCAGTACCAGTTGTAGCATCATCTTTAGCTTCTTGTGTCTCTTCTTTTACCCCTCCAATAATTTGATCAAATGCTGAAAGTACATCTAACCATTTCTATGGATCCCATCCAAGAGCAGTTAAGTCTGCCATCGCCGATGCTTTATCTTGATCAGTAGTTGCAGAAGATAATCTTAATAACGCCTTTTGCTCTGCTTCAGAAAATTCTATACCATAAGGAGAAAATTTTTCTGTGTTACCTGCAATAAGGCCCGCAATCGCAGCTTCTTGATCGGTATATTTATCATCTGTAAAATCACGAGTTTCTCCTTCTTTATTTGTCGTAGCAACTTCAATTGATTTTAAAATTGTATCAAAACCTGCCATAGCAACAGATTCCAAGTTCGCTGCCCAAGTTTCAGGATTAACGCTATCACTTAATTCATATTCTCCCCAACGATTGGCTTCAAATTCACCTCTAGCTCTAATCTCAGCCCTTTTATAAGCTTCTGCATCAGAAATCTCTTCTCCGTTTGCTTTAGCTTTAGTTTTTTCCTATTCTGCATATGCAGCAATAACTTCTGCATATTCTTCTGCTGTTAATGCTTCACCTTCTCGGACTTTATCAGCAATATCTGTACGAGTTTTATAAATATTTGCTGCACCTGCCAAAGACATAAGTGCTTCCGCTGCGGCTTGAGCCGCAGTTGCAACTGCATTAATCGCAGTTTGCAGAGGTCCCTCTAAAGTAAATCCTGCAGCCTTTAATCGATCTTCAAAAGCTTGTACAGAAGCAGGATCTCCCCAATCAACACCAGAAAGAGCATTGGAAAATTCATCTAATCTTTCTACCGGAACTGCTTTTAACATTGCTTTCATTCGATCAATACCAATTTGTCCAGCAGAAGCTTCGGCATTGGCCAAAATATTTGCCGCAGTCTCTTGATCTTCGGCAGTATCAAAAATGTAGTTATCACTAATCATTTCTTCATAAGCAGATTTAACTCTCTGAGAAAACTTACCATTAGCAATATCAAAAGTCTTAGCTCCATTATTTACCGCGGTAATAATGGCTGCATAAAATCCATCTACATCTTTAGCAATTGCTGCACCCTATTGCGTTAAACTAAGATTACCTTCTTCATCTTCGGTTAAATATCCTGCTTGAATACCCCAATTTTTCATTAAAGTGGTATCAGTTGGTAAAGCATATTTTCCGTCTTTTAAAGAAAGTCCCAGTCCCATCGCCAAAGTGTTTTTGTTTTCTGCCCATGCATTACGACCAACATCAAAATATCCTTCTGCTAAATTTGCCTAGGATAAAATATAAGCCGTTGCAGGATCTATACCTAATACTTTAGCAATTTGCTCCGGGTCTTGCTTAAAAGCTGCATCAATATAAATACCCTCTTGAGACCAATTTCTATTTGTATACCCTTCAACATCTTTGTATAATGCCGTTTCTACAGCAGCTAAAGCCTCAGAACCACCAGTTCCATCACTATCAAATAATGCAGAAACCAATTTCCAATTATCTGCATTCTATAGCCAATCTGTAGTTACTTCTGTCCCAAAAATTAAAGTTAAAATATCAGCTAAAGCTTTAAATTTTTCCAAATTTGCTTCAGTAATAGTGGAATCTGCCATATCTTGATTTAATGCAGTAAAATCTGACAACATACCAATTAAAGAATTAAATCCTTTGGCTCGATTTGATTTAATTACTGCATCTTCATAAGCTTGCTATGTTGTAATTGCTGCATTAGAATTATATAATTTTAATTCTTCTAAGTCATAACCATTCGCACTAGCGATATTAGATAAAATTGAATCTCTTGCCCAAGCTGGGATGGTAGAAAAATCTGCTTTACCATCTTTCGTAAAACCTGCATTAATTAAATCTGTAAATGAAGTAACTGTTGCGTACCAACTATTTAAATCTTCTGATGTAACCTATAAGGTATCTCGACTAGCCCATAAAGTTCCAATTCGACTATTAACATCCTATTTTTCTGTATCAGTAGATGATTCTAACCACTTATCCAAAGCAGTTTTGCCTGCTGTATCTTTGGTAATATCATCTAACCCTAAAAGCAGAGATAATAATTTGCGATCTTCTGACGTTAAATTATCAAAATCAATTAAAGCATCTTCTGTATTTGCGAATTTATTTAAAATTTCATATAATGTATTTGAAAATAAAATTGATTTAGACAATGCATTGTCTTGTGAATTTGCGATATATTGCCATTCTTCACCAATTTTTGCAAATTGATCTTGAGTTAAAATACCATACTATTCTAATAAATCTAACTCTTCTTGTGAGATCAATCCACCCTCTTGAATTGTTGCTAAAATTTCAGACAATGCAGGAATAGCATTTTTAAAATTTAATAAATTATCGGTTGAACGAGATGATTGTGTCTAATGATAATTGTTTAATCCATCAACTTGTGATAAATCTAAAGTTCCACCTTTTGTAAAAAGGCTTAAAATTTTATTTATATCCCCATTAGCCCAATCTTTAATTAATTGCTATTCGTAACCACTAAGTTCTGATAACATTTTTTGCTATCTTCTAGTTAACTAATTGCCAAATTCGCCCCATTCTGAAACCCATGCAGTAGAATCTTCCAATAAAGTTGCCAAATTACCTTCTGAAAAAATGCCTAAAATGTCACCGCCATAAATATCTGCCAATGCACTCTAATGCTGTGCAAACACAGCTTGCCCTTCTTCGGTTTGGTAATATGCTAACTCTTCTCCTGTAAGGACATCCATATTACCTTTTGATAAATATAATTTCTATAATACAGGATCTGCAGTTGCGTAACTAGAAATTAAAGGACTTATATACTACTCTGGATTATTCATAATATCAGTAAGAGTAGGCATAGATAATAATGACGTAATAGGAATTAATAAATCTTCGACGTCTTCTGACAAAGATTTAATTGTAATCATACCAGACTCTTTATCATAATTATCCATTAATTTGTCTGTTGTCCAATCATATTGACTAATATCATAATCGCTATTGGTTGCGAGATAATCTCGATATGATAATAAATAACCACCCATTTGAGCCCAATCTTGTGCTTCTGCATCAGGCACCCAATTCTCAGGTAAAGAATTTACTAAAATTTCTTCTAATTTATATGGGAGAGCAGTCTATAGCCATTTCATTGTATCTGCATCATATTTAGCAGTTTTATTATTGTCATTTAATAAATAATTAGCTAAAATGCCATATTGTGCAGGCTACCAAAGAGCATCAGCCCTTGCTTTAGCTGCCCCTTGTGCAAACACAGTATCTGTATTTACAGTTAAAACACCTGTATCTGTTAAAGCTCCTACAAAAGCGTTTGGATCAAAAACACTGCCATATTGAGCAGATGGATCCATCCATAAATGAAGCTATTGCTCTAATGCGTAAGGTAAATGTCCATTGTTTAAATAATCTAAAACTGCTTCTCCGGCATTTTTATATGTTTTATCATATTGTGTACTTGCCCAAGTTAAAGCTTCAGTAACAACAGTATTAATTAACGCTCTTTGATCATATTCATAATCATCGCCACTAAGAGTCTTAAAAAACTTGTCGCCATCTGCGCTGTTTAATAACCATTGAATCGCTTCATAATTTTCAACAGACCAGCCTTGTGTTGTGTCATAACCAACCTCTTGTGCATCCTCAGGAGTTAAATTATGTCTAGTTTCTCCCGATGGACTAGTAAAAGTTGTAGCATATTCAGGCTTAAAAGCGGTACCATATGGATTTGCCCAACCTAATATATATGGCAAAGAACTTTCTCGTGATCCAAGTGCCTCTAATCCCGGAAAAGCTTCTTGTAAAATTTCAGGAATTATTTCTGAAGTAGTTTCCCACTTAATAGCTCCAAATAACATAGAATGCTTAGTAGTTTTTGTTTCAGTATTAGTTAAAACATTTCCTGAAGCTCCCGCCATTTCAGCACGTCTTTCTTGCGCAATTTCCAATTGACGCATGGATGATTCTCCTAACGCTGACCAAGCATACTGCATACCTAAATTACGTTGTTCAACTTCTAAGGCTCTAGAGACCAATAGATCCATATTAATCAAGCCATTATCATCATATAAAGAACTTAAATCAAAATTATCTCCAAAATATTTTATTGGATCTTTTAATATCTTCCCCAATAAAGGATATGCACTTAATAATTCTAAAGTCGCAGACTAAACATTACTTAATGCTTGATACCATGCTGAAGTTCCTTCAGTGCAATTATCTAATGCTTCTCTAACACTTGTATAAGAATCAAAATCATCTTCTAAAGAAGATATTTTATTTTTAGTATTGGTAATTGCTGTGCTTAACTCTTCAACCTAAGATTTTAAATTTTGCAAATTTTCATCTACACTCATAGGCTTTTCGACTTCTTTTCTAAAAGCAACGAATGCACCTACAACTAAAGCCAATGCTCCTACAATTAAAGTTAATGGCCAAATTGCAGTATTTAATGCAACACCAAAACCTGTGACTGCATGTGTTGCACCAGCCGCGCCTGCTCCAACCGCAGCCGTTCCTGCCGCGCCAGCAGCTCCAGCAGCAGGCAATAGTGACATTACGCCGATTAAGCCTTGACTGATAGAAACAAGAGTCATTACAGTTGTAATAACAAATCCTAAAATTGCATCGAATTTTTCCCAGCCAGACACTTCAGGATCTTTTAATGTGTCAACTAAACCCTTAAAAGAATTAATTAAACCATAAATTGATTCAAGACTTCCTGCAATATCTAAAACTGCATTTAAATTTTTAGATGTTTTTTGTGCGGCTTGAGCAAAAGCTTGTTCCATCTTTTCGCCAGCTTCTTCTGCATCTTTACCCAGTTTATCTAATTTAGATCCACCTTTTTCCCATTCTTGGAATAACTCTTCAAAACGGCTTTTTAATTCTGGTGGTACCATATTTAAAATAATCGCTTTAATTTTTGGTACATTTTTAGATAATTTCGCTTCAGCCTTAGACATACCTTCAGAAATTAAATTAAATAATTGTTCAATTTCTGCTTTTGTTTTATCCCCAGCAAAAGCTTCTTCTAATGATCCAGCGTTGCCTTTAATTTTCGCAACTTGACCATTAATTAATTTACTACCTGTTTCTTGTCCAATTCGTTCTAATTCTTTAGCATATTGCAATAGATCTTTTAGAATTTCAGCATCACTACGATTAGATGCAAATAATTCTGGTGCTTCAATTGTTCCAAAAGTTTGTTCAATTTGTTTTCCCATATTTTTAACATCTCCAAAAGCTGTAACCAATGTCTAAGCAGAAGAAACCGCCTAATCAAATGTTAAATTTTCTAAATCCTTAAAACCTAATTTAGTAAAACTAGAACCAAGCTCTTGTGCAAGCTAAGATACGGTTTTTTCAAGTTCTTTAGTGGAAGTAGCATCTGTTGTAAACTTAACTTTAATATCAGCCGCATCCACTAAAAATTTTTTATTTGCTTCTTCTGTAAATTTTTTCTTTTCTCGCGCATTTAAATAAGCATAATCCTTATTCTATTTATGAGCTCTAGCTTTAGCTTCTTGACTTACTACTTCATCTACTAATGAAGATTTTTCTTTTTTCATGTTAGTCTGACGTTTTTGCTCTAATTGCATTAACTCATTTAATGCAGCAATTTGTTCTTGATAAGCTGAAATTACTGCTTTAGCTTGCGCAATTTGTCCTTCTGACATATTTTTTGATGCAACTAATAATTGATCTTTTTTCTCAGAAACTTTTAAAGCTGCATTAATTTGCATATCTTGTGATGGATCTAATACTGAACTATCTTTCTAAATTTTTTGTAACTCTTGACGCATCTGCGCTGAATTTTGTAAAAATCTAGTTTGTTCATTCATTCCAGTAAATGCGTCTTTAATTTTTGTAGTAATTTTTGTAATACCGTTTGCAATATCATCACTAAAAGCTTGAGTTAATGCACCACCAACAGTTCCGATAATACCAGCGACACCGCCCATACCATCAATTAAGCCGCCAAGAGTAGTTACAATTTTTTCAATTGCATTAGTCACTCCGACCAAAGCTTTATCATTAATTAAACTACTAAAAATTTTTTCCCAGGCTGCTTGAACTCTTCTGGATGCTGCCTCCCAAGATTCTGCTGCAATATCTGCCATTTCTTGTAAAGAACCTTCCGCATTTGTTGCAATAGACATATTGGACTTATACATAGAAGAATTTTCCATTAAGGCCATCCATTGAGTATATTGTCGTTTACCGGCAATCACTTGTGCTATAGCAGTTTGCTCTGCTCGTCCCATTTCTCCCCATTTGGCCATTAAATCTTCAATAATTGTTCCCATATCTCTCAATTCGCCGTTAGCATCTAAAATAGATACACCAACTTTTTCTAATTGAGAAGATACTTGTCCAAGATTTACCCCGTCTTCTAATGTCTCTCCAAGTTTCAAATCACCAATACGAGCAAAAATTGTTTTAAATGCAGTACCAATAGATTCTGCGGATTCACGAGTAACAGAACTAACTGTAGCAATAATGGAAGAAACTTGCTCCATTGATACACCAACTGTATTAGAAGTTGCAGCTACTTTTTGCATAGAAGTTGCAATTTCTTCTAAGCTAGTGGCGGTTTTTGCACCAAGGGCTGCCATAATATCTACATATCGTTCAAGTTCATCAGCACCGACTTGATAAGAGTTCCATACTGCAGTTAAATATTCTGACATTTCTTGTGCAGAAGTATTAAAACTTGAATTAGCTGCCTTAATTGTAATTGCTGCTTTTTTAGCTACCTATTCTGCACTATCGCCCTATTGAAAATAAATCAAAGATGCATCAGCATATGCTTTAGTGGTTGTAGATAATTCTCTCGCCGCGCGATTAGCCTATACAGCAAATCGAGACATATCTTCTGCACTTTGTCCAGTAACAATACGAATATTTGTTAAAGAACTATTTAAATCTTTTACATAGGACACAGCTCCAGATAATGCACTTTCTAAACCATGTACCATTGTAGAAGATAATTCCCATTTTACTGTATTTTTTAAAGTCTGTCCCCATGCAGCTAATGTGCTATTCATGCGCTTAATTGGTACTTCTGCACTGGCAATAACAGAAGCCAATTGTGAAAAAGCTGCTTGACCAGTTTGTCCTGCATCTAATAAAGCATTGCCTAATTGAGTAACAGATGTGCCAGCTTTATTTAAACTATTAACAAATGTGTTAAGATTTAATTCACCAGTATTTACATTAGTAGCCTCTTGTAAATGCTTTTTTAAATCTTGCGCAGCTTCAGAAGCTTTTTTAAGTGCTGAATCTGAAATTGCTACTTCCAAATCCACAGTTGACACTTTATTTAAGCTTTTTTGTAATTCACTTAAAGCTTTTTTAGCCTAAGAGGTGTCAGCATTAAATTGTAATGTAAACTATCTGTTTCCAGCCATTTACACAATCTCCTTTCTCTCAAAAAAGCCTGACACAAATATTGTGTCAGGCTTTTCTCCTAATCTCTATCAAAGTTTATTTAAATAAATTAACCAATCTTATCAAGAATATCCTTCACTAATCCAATCTTATCAGGTTGATCAAGTGTTTTCATAATCTCTTCAACATTCAATTTAGTAGCATCATAATCATTAGTTACAGTTTTCATCATTCCAACAAAAGAATTCAAATACTTAACAGTATGCTCCGCACAATCTTCAATCGCATCAAAAATAGCATCATATTCATCTTCGGGAATTGCAGCAATAACATGATCAAGAACTTCATTAATCATTAATAGATCATAAGTATTCGGAGCATTTTCTATCATCTTATCAGTAATAGAAATATTTGTATAAGTTTTTACAATTTCAAGAATTGCATAAACTTCTAAACGAACAGGATTCAAAAATCCAGTATCGTCAATAGTCAAATTCAATACTCGCTCAACAAGAGCAAGCTTATCATTTACAGGAAGATACTGAATGACTTCAACTTCCTGTTCACCAATCTTAATAGTCTGTGGATCAACCTTCTTAATAGGGGTGACCGCTTTCAAAGAAACTTTAGCCATGCTAATCTCTCCTTTTTCTCATTTTATGTATATATTATACCAGAAAATTTTTTGTTTGTCAAGTTAAATCATCGCGTTCGTCCAATCTAATCTAATATACTTTCTAAATCTGCTAATTCAGATTCAATAAGCTATACAATCTAATTTCGTTTAGGTCCTATTATTGTTGCTGAAAATTGTCGAGCCCAATACTACTTTTCTTCTAAATCCATTTTGGCTTCAAAATCTTTGATACGTAATGCAAATTTATATACAGTTTCCATACCCGCCGCGGATGCGCCATTACTCTTTACGCCATAATAAATAGTTTTACCATTAATATCTACTCCGCCTTCAATATCTTCTGATAAGAAACCTGGAGCATTATCTACTTGATGTAACCATCCTCGTACAAAATCATCAATGCGCTCATCCCAATTGCCATGATTAGGTTTTAAAAAATCTGGCATAATGTCAACTGGATTTTTTAAATTGGGATTATTCATAAGCCTTGTGCTAAAAGTTACTAAAATATTTGCATAAGTTTCTGCTAAATCACCTAAAGAGCTGATTTCTACTTTATTCCATTCTCCGCCAATTTTCCACATTAAAAGATTAGTGCCTTTATCTTGCGCAATTTCCATTCTACGAGATAACTCATCATAAAATGCGGTTAATTGAGTCCCAATAGTTTCTAAAGCTTTATCTATTAAAGTAAAATGTTTGCCATCTGAATCTTTAATAGTTTTAACACGAGCGGTTGCACGACCACCATGACTCAAAGAAGCAAAGTCTGTATATAAATATTTTTCACTAAATTCTTTTGCATTACCCAATAAACGAATATCCACAGTGCCTTTTTTACCTTTAACAACATACAAATATTCAATACGTCTATTCACTAAATCTAATAGTGCATTTTGAAACTCATTACGTGCCTATTCAGCAGTTAATAATAGTTTATCAATTGTTCTTTGTTTGCCTTCTAATACACGTAACTTTTGTCGCTGTGCTTCTGCTTCTTTTTTTATATTTAATAATTGTTCCATAGCTTCTCTGCCAGAATCATCCAAAGATAACTCACCAGACTAATATGCTCTAATTGTATTAATACGGATTTTTGCTATACCAGTGCGCTTCTAAGTTTCTGTTAATTGTGTCATATATTTAGAAGCTATAGCATTATATTCACTCACAGCTGCATCTAATACCTGATAAGCATCTACAAATAATTTAGCTTTTTCGCGTAATACCTATCCTTGTATATTATTTTCATCTACTAAAGCGTCAGAAGCTTTTGATAAAATATCAATAATATCATCTGCCGCTTTTTGGGCTGCTTCTGTTATAAAACTATATTTTCCCATAGTCAATTACTCCTTAAGACAAAGGCTTAATTTGATCTTCTACTCCATGTACGGCATCATAAGTTGCAGACAATCCGCATAATTCACTATTCATATTTAAACCAGAACAAATTCTTAATGTAACTTCTCCAATTCCAGTTAGCTTTTGACCATTTAACATAGCATCAATTTCGCCCATAATTTTATAAGGACGTAAAGCAAAATCACCAAGATTCCAGTGATCTGGATGACATAAAACTTTAATTTCAATTGCACAATCTCTAAATTCAGGATTAGTGTCATTTGGCATAAAATCAGTCATAGATACAATAATATAATTAGGACATTCTTTATCAATAAAAATCCAAGGCACAATTTTAATTTGCTTATTGATCATAGACAATTTTTGTGCCATGGTTAAATTTTCTGCTTTTAAACAATCTTTTTCAGTATAATAAAGCAGTTTACATAATCTATCATTGTTTAGAATTTTATTAATAATGATCGATAAATCTTTATCTACAGATAAAAAACTGGATTTTGGGAAAAAATTTTGTCCGACTTTCATATATCATTCTCCTTTTTCGCAAATAAAAAAAAGGGAGATACTAACCGAAGTTAGTATCTCCCTATATTGTCATAGTATTAAATTATTCTTGTGCTTCATCCAACTGACCGAAGATACCAGCATCTTCAACGATCTGAAGAGCAGCAATAACCTTCTTGGTCTTGTCAAACTTGGTATAATCCGGGAAAGCATCCATGGTAAAGGTGAAGGTGGAAGGATCACCGGTAGGAGCCATGGTGAAGGTGAAGTTAGACTGAACCTTGCAGTTTGGAATAATGAACTCTGCAGGGAAGTCATCACCAGTTGCCTGATCACGGAACAAGGTAGAAGCTTCAAGATAGTAAGAACCACCGAACTTACCAGCTTCAATATCAATCTGCTTTACGCCCTTAGCAGCTTCGATGTAGTAGTCAACATAAAGAATGTCGCCTTCTGCAACAGTAGGAGCGTTCTGAGTGGGTAGCTTCAATTCAATATGACGAGCATCCTGATTGTAAGCGGTAGCCCAGTTATCAAGAACATCCTGAATAACCATTTCTGCACCAATATCAGTAGAAGCAATCTGCATAGGTAGCTTAGAAGCATCAATAGAGCCGTCCTCAGTCATGAGCATGATATACATTTCACCCTGATTAGAAGGCTTCTTCTCAAGCTTAACCTTTAGAGCGCCACCATCATTAACAACTTCCAACTGTTCGGTAGCATGAACATAAATCTTCTCATCATCAGAAGCATCCATGAAACCAGCACCAGAAAGAATGGAGAAGCTCTCAGGAGAAATCAAAGCATCTTCCATAGTAAAGGTTACAACGCGGTCGCCTTCCCAAGCTACCAAGCGAGGATTACCTTTACCACCCTGAGCATAAACAGTAGTAGCAGTACCTTCAAGACTGGAAGTCTTCAAGGTATCGAAATAAAGAACAGGCATGTTCTTATCCAAATAAAGCTTACCGAAATAACCGCCGGCCTTCTTCTTTAGCACAACGTCACAAATTTCGCGTACACCAAATTTCATAGGTTTTTTCCTCCTTAAAATTCAATTAATGGATATTTTTCATCCAATCATTGGGCTTGCCATCGGGTTTACCTCCGGCCAAGCGAGACCGTATGTCTAAATCCCAACTAATCCATAAGCCATATCGTTCAATTAAATCATATAGCTAATAAACAGTTAGATCTAAACACTTATCTAGACTCATTGAATTTAATCCAATAGTAAGAATAGATACATAACGAGCTAACACGCTTCCTTCCCCTTCTCCTCGTAGCTGGGCTGCTCTCTAACGACCTTTCATTAGCTTGGCCGCAATTTGAGCGGCTCGCTCATTAGCAGGGTTGAAATTAGAATTCTATCCACCCGCAGTATTATTCATACCAGCCATATTTGTTAATACAGCCTAAAAAGCATCAAAATTATTTTCATCTAAAACAAAGTGGTGCTAAGTTTCAGCATTATTAAAATAGATGCTATGAGGAAGAAATTGAGCGGTATACCCAGGAAAAAGTAATACAAACATTGAAATCATTGCATTTCGTTTTTCATTTACGTTTTTCATTTCTGGGTCTGTTACCAACGTCATAAATATCTAAAAATTATTCATAGCCTATAGAGCAGAACTGCCCTATGGGTTTGCAGCTATGATTATCTATTTATTGAAGCATAGTATTTGTAACGATGAAAAATACTATTCTTCGCCTAAGAAAGAAATTTCTCTAATAGTTGGCTAATGTAAACTTGTACCTAATTCTGGAATTGGGATATCGGTTCCAGCCATTAACTGCAACATGCATACCCCTCCCTCTTAAAACAGCGATTCAACAACAACTGTTTTTACAAGAGGTCCATAATGAATTTCAAATTGTCCACTAACCATCGCGGTCCATTGAACAGTTAACACATTTTTATCTGTGCTCCAAGTTAATACATCAGCAACCTCTTTATTATCAGAAGCTAACGTAATATACCAATAGCAATCGGGATCAATAAGATTAGAGGTATAAGATACACTTTGCAAAGGTTTAATAAATGTTTCTCCAGAAATTTGCGGCGCCAATGGTGCCTCAACCTCTTTATTGGGATCAACAACCTCTACAAGCAATTCATCATGATGACAATCATAATCTTCTTCTGCAGTCACTTCCAATACTCCTGGTGTACTAATAGCATCAGGAGCTTGCACCATCCAAGTGCGTCCCGCAAATGAAAATCTACAGTAGCGCTCAAATAATTGTCGATTTTTTTCTGTATTTGGTACATAAAAAACTAATGACATATTCGGCACATCTGCAACAATACCAGCCTTTTGAATTGTATTAATTTTAGTTTCAACTGGTCCTCTAATTGAGCCATAGATTGTTAATTTATCTCCAGTGTCTGGATCTTCTACTTCAATCTCTTGGCATCGTCTAATATTGCCCCTAAAGTAGGCTAACTCCGTTAACTCTTGTTTAAGAATAATCCAATGGATATGAGAATCCTTTGGCCATTCAAAAGTATCACCCGGCTTAAAGTCATGTTTCCAATCGACCGATACAATTTTTTCATCATAGTCAAATTTCACTTTATCCGGATTGATTAATGCCCTACACCATTCAGCATCTTCTGCATCTTTTCTAATCCAACCAGATTGATAAGAATACAAAAGTGCACGATGAAAAGAGCGTTCTTTATCTCGAATCATGCGCTCACGCTGGCGATCATTATTCGCGTAAATCGCACGAATTCGCATTCTATCTAAATTATCCATCCAATAAAGAGTTAGCTAATTCAGTTAATAAAGAAATAGAACTAAATACAGCTACTCTATATGTCATAAAATCTGTGGTCTGCGGCAAACCTTCTAATTTCGATAAAAGAATTAAAAGATTCAATTGATCGCCAAACATTGCCTATAGACCATACAATTCATTCAAAACAGAGCCTAATTGCTTTTGCCAATCCTCATTATTTTCTCGCATTGGTAGCAATTTCCAAACTTGGTTTATTAAACGTCTTAAATCTTTATTGAGAGTTTCATTAGAAAAAATCATTTTCCAATTGCCTCCCATCCCCACATATCATCACAGTTACAATCTTCTGTGTTAGAAGTTTTATCACTAGTGATTGGGATCCAGTCTGGATCATCGCAATCGCAATTAATATTGCCATTTACATTAGAACCAGTACCAGTACCCACTGTTGTGGAAGTGGTAGCACCTCCATCAAATACACTTTGTCTGAAGATACTCCAATTAGATTCAATTCTACCATCACTGGTATTTCTACGACGTTTATATAAACGTTGTGCGTGAGTTGACTCACGCACATTCTCTGATTTTAATTGTAATAGTTTAGATAAATGATTGGCTTGAGAAGTCATTTTGAAGTCTGAACCAGAATACTTCATTCGAGTATTCTCAATAGAATTGATCTATCGCTCAAGCCAAGCAGTTTTCATCAAAAGAGCTAAAATATGAATTTCTTCAATCGTTAGATCGACATTATACTGTTCCAGCTCTTCGTCGTAGTTATACAATTGAAAACGAGGAAATTCAAAAAATGGGATGGCATCCAATAGAAACTGTTTTACATCACGCAAAGTATCTTCATAGGTCAACTCAAGATACATATCATCTGTAATCTTGCCGAAGAATCTATTATAGATAGTTTCAAAGGATGTTGCCATTGATTACGCCTCCTGCTTTGGAGTGACTACCTTATACTGCGGGACTGCGGTACGACGGCCAGTAGCAGGCTGTGCTTCCTCAGTCTTCACACGACGCACAGGAGTAATTGCTTCGGCTTTCACGCCAGACTCTTCTTCCTCTGCCTTGCGAGCTTCTTCCAAATGCTTAATCGCTGCGGTTACGTCGAAGCCCATCTTTTCTTTGATAGCTTCACGCTTACGATTATCATTTACTGGAAGTGCCACAGCGTGCTTCTTAATTAAATCAAGCACGCCTTCGGGAGCAAAATCCAAACAATCTAAGAATGCATCAATAGAACCTTTTTCAAGTAGATCAATAACACCCTTTTCATCCAAATAATATTCAGGCTCAACTTTTACAGACATTTCTTGTAGAGCGGACTCATCCTGAACAAATAGATGCTTGCGAATTAGATTCATGCCGCCGGGCAAATAAGACAGAGCATTTAGTTCGTCCATAGAAATGGTTTTTACTTCGTTGGGAGCAAACTCGCGACGAACACCCATTTCCGGCACACTGTATACAACCATAGAACTACTTCTATTCTTTACAGAAACTTTCTTATCACTCATATTTTAAAACTCCTTTTACTCAAAAATGGGGAGGGAGTGATCCCTCCCCGATATATTTATTTAATTAACCAGAAACCTTGTCACCATCATAAACCTTGGTATCCAAGGAGTTGTTTACATAAACGCAAATGTCAGGAGTCATAACGACGCCAACGCCAACCTTCTTGTAAACCTGGATTTCACGGCTACGATCCTTGTTAACATACTCGTCAACAATGGTAGCACCTTCCATAACAACCTTAGCTGGCTTTACAGAACCAGGTAGGATGTAGCAATGGGAAGGATCAATAACCTTCTCGGTATGAGTAGCATCAGTGAAACCTTGTGGAAGAATAACAACAGGATGATTCTTATAAGAAGCAAAGCGACCATTATTCCAGATAACATCCTTCATGTTGTCAGACCACATATTAGCATTCTCAGGACGAATGGTGCTAGCAAACTCCTCAGTGCAGTAGATGGTAGGAGTACCATAAGCTGCAGCAATAGAAATAAGACGATCGAATGCCTTCTCGTCGAAAGCAGAAGCCTCAACCTTATTCATGGTTGGAAGCTGATTCAAACCAGTCTTAAGAGCCTGACCGATCTCCCAGTAAATAAGCTCGTCCATGCCGTCCATAACGATCTTGGTAACTTCAGCAAAATCAGCACGACCATCAAGGAACTCCTCAAGACCGATCTGAGCTGCGCCACCAATAGCGCTGGTCTGCATTTCGATAGCAGTATCCTTACCAAGCTTAAAGACTTCGTAGATACCTGCAAGTCCGACCTTGGTAATAAACTGCTTAGCACGCTGACGATCATGGTGACGATGGAAGATAGCCTTATCGCCCTGACCAATGGTCTTGATCTCAGCAAACTGACCATAGTTTTCCATAACCTTCTTAGGAAGTACTTCATCCATAGTCTGCTCAATTAGAGCAAAAATCAAATTCTTATTCTCACGATACTGAGCGAAAGTGCCAGCATACTCGTTGAGTTCACGGCGAAGAGTCTCATTAAGAGCATCATAAGTCAAATTCTCGCCGTTAAAGCTGTAAGCAACCGGAGCGGAGCGATCAGCTTTAGCAGTAGCCTTCATAAGCTTCAAAAGTTCATTTCTTTCTAACATAGCTAGTTTCTCTCCTTTCCGAATTACTGAATACGCATGACCTTAACGGCCTTCTGCATATCGCCTAAATTGTATACCTTAACAACCTGCCACAACATGCCGGACTCAGCCTCGGTCTTAGCCAAGTAGCCCTTTGCATTAGGAGCAAGAATGTCACCAAGAGCAAGAGTTTCCTCTGCAACACAGTTAGTAGTAAAGATGTCGCCCTCATGAGTCTTGAATAGACGAGGAGTCATCATACCCTGAACATCAGAAAGTAGCTGAGGCTGATTTAGATTCTCAATCTCATAGGACTGACCAATCTTCAAATGCATACGACCAAAGTCATCAGCAGCACCCTCATCAGTATAACCAGCAGCATAAACATCGGTCTCAGCACCGATAGTCTTCATCTGGTTGTCAACATCGCCCTTAGCGCCAACTGGGCTATAAACATAACCATTGTAGTCACGAGCGATCATAGCGAAGTCCTGGTCGGTCTCCCATGGAGCATAGACCTTAACTTCATTGAAGATAAGCATCCATTCGCCCTTACCTTCAAAATCAACAGTACCATTTACATAGTTGTACTTAGCAAACTGACCATTCTCTAGGATCTTGATATCCTTATGAGCAGGCAACTGAGCATAAATTTCACCAGTGCGCTGTGCGGAGAGATGGTTAGGCTCAACCTGACCGAAGCCATAAGTTACATACTTAGCTTCAGGAGATAATCTTTTAAAAGCCATTTTTTAGCTCCTCCTTTGATATCTAATTACATAGTTTTGGCAGTCTCACGCACGGCCTTAATCCAGGCTGGTGCATTGTCATTGCCATCGTCGTTGTCACCAAGGGAATAAACCATTGGATCCTGTTTTTCGGGTTCTTGTTTATCGTTATCAAGGCTGAAATTAACCTTGTTACGAACACAAATAATAGAAAGCTTGGCTTCAATATCATCCAAGGAATAGTTGTCAATATTAGCAACAACATCAGCCTTGTCAGTTTCAGTCAACATATAGAAGCCATCAATCATAGCCTGCTTTTCCTTACGATCAGCAGTGGCCTTAAACTCACGAAGTGGAGCGATTTCCTTCTCAAGAGAAGCACACTTTACTTCGAGAGCAGCATAATTCTTGGCGAGCTCAACATATTCTGGAATCTCTTCAAGATTATACTTCTTTTCTTTATTGCAAGAGCATTCAGACGCAGGTTTTCCGCACTTCGGGCACTTCTTGTCATCCTCGTCCTCTTCTTCATCATCGGACTTGGCGAACTTCTTCTTACCCTTCTTCTTCTTGTCCTCGTCTTCGTCTTCATCCTCCTCAGACTCTTCAGATTCCTTCTTATCCTCTGAATCATCTTCGTCCTTCTTTGGAGGGAATGGAGGCTTTTTCTCTTCTTTCTTTTCCTCTTCCTCGTCGGGCTTCTTCTTGAACTCAGTCTCTTCGGCTGAATTCTCGATATTCTGCTCCTCCTCAGTCATAGGGGTCTTAATATCCTCATTCATTTGAGTTTTTCCTCCTTCTTGTAAAGCTGTTTGTAATTCTTTAATCATGGAGAACAATTGTTCCTTGAACTCTCCATCAATAGAGAACTGCGAAGCGATACCCGCTCCCTCAAAGCAAGGTTCGACGTTCTCTCCAAGAATACACAATTTTTGGATAATTGCTTCATTGATAATGAAAAACTTAGGCATTCCATTATCGTCTGTTGTCCACTTCCCTTTTGTAAGTTTATTATGAAGTTCCATGGACTGATTATTCCCCTTCTCAATGATACGCTTAGCCTCTGGGTACACATCATCCCAAATATAACCTTCAGTCATAAGGTACTCATGCTCAACACCATCATCTAAGAATTTCTGGAACCAGACTTTTGCTCCCAAATCAACGAAACCATATGGTCGAGTGGTATCAATAATATCAAACTTACCATTTGAAACATCAATCATACGATTATGCTCTTCAAAATCACCAGTAGCCTCATTAAAAAAACCAACAATAGGGCAACCTGGCAATGACTTCGCCATATCAGTGGCAACAGCCTTGGTAATTACACTGTGGTTTCTATTGGGATCTTCTCCCACATAACACACTTTAATCTGACACTTAGAGATTAAAGGGTTAACAGGAGTGAAGTTAAGCAATTCAACAGTAGCTTCAACTGGAACACTAATATGCATTATTTAACTTCCTCCTTAATTAGCAGATTCCTTATTCTAAATAGTTTTTTCAGATTTCTGTCCATCTGGTTTTTCAGGACGACCGCCTTTATTTTCAGAGGAAGAACCTGTCTAAGAACTTTGAGCTTTCTTCTAAGCCTTCTATCCTAAGATGTCCTCACCATTCATTGTAGAACTCATAATCGGTGGGATCATAATTTCATACAAGTGCAATACTTCATTTTCAAAGTGTGCAGTAGCAATAATAGCACTTTGAGAATGACCCATCGCAATCTGCGGTAGCATCTTGGAGTAACCAATCTGCACTTGTTCCTTATACATCTTCGCAAGCTCGATGTAGTTGTAGACTGTCGTCTCCAACATATACACTCTAAAGTTATACTTCTTCTTACCGGGGAACTTGTGACGAACGATCTTGTTTAACATATTACCAAACTGTAGAATCAAATTGCGCATTGAAGCCTCATCATTTAAGATAGACTTTTCAAGAGCAATATTACCATCTGTATTAAACAAGTTCTAAGAAACACCAAATTGGTTATACAAAGTTCTTTCAACCTTTTCCAAATCATCGGTAGAGGTTGTAGTATTTTTATCCGCCAAGTCCGCAACAGAGGTATCCGCAAATGTAGTCATAACGTCTACACCAACCGCACGCTTCAACATCTGAACCGCATTGTTGTGAATATCTTTTGCTTCATCAACGTCAAAAATCAAATCACCATTCTTATCAAGAGGAAGTTTCTGAATTACAATTTTCAACAATTTCTGCATGGTCTTGCGACGGTCTAAATCCTGCGCTGCATCCAAATCCAAAATCGCGGGAATCGCATTTGCAAGAATTGGATAGTCACTACCATTCAGATTTAATTTAATCGCACAAGCGGGATCAAGTAAATACCACCCAGCTTGAGAGCCAGATTCATCTTTAAGTTTGCCTTTCTTGTATAAAACATAACCTTTGGCAAACTCTTCTGGGAACATCTTTAAAATTCTAAGTCGCTGTTCAATAGTTGGGAACTTATCATCAAAGAACTTCATATTGAACTCAACGGCCGGCGAATCGCCAACCATATAACGACTGCGACAATAAGCAACTGGCAATTCCTGCAAGGTCATGCCATTAGTGGTATCTACAATATAACCATAGTAGCAACCATTCTTAATAACCTAAAGGGCTACATTGCCGCACATGTATTTAATATTTGAGTTATCTAAATAATTAAGAACCTTAGAAAACTCACTTAGAATTTTTTCTTCCTTGATAGAATCATCTTCAACATATGGAACAACATACCAGTCATATCTATACAAAAATGCAAAATATTTGCATAGACGTTCATAGATACCACTTACCTCATAGAAGTAATTTGATATTTCACGCAAGGTGTTATAATCCTTAGTAGCTAATGCGCGTAAAACCGCATTCTTGTCACCATATGTACGATTGGTCTTTTTTAAAGCACCCAAATCTAAAATAGCATCATCAAGGGTTTGTAGACCAATACGAATCTTGCTAAAATCAAGTGGCTCATTATTTTCCGGATCAATATAATCAATATCCCTGCGAGGCGGAGTTAATGCAAAACCTTTAGCACGGATTTCATCCTATCTTCTTCGCAACCGTCACACCTCCTTAATAGCCAGCCTTTGTCATAATATAATCATAAGTAATAAGATTCTCTTCTGTATACGGAATTTCAACTAATGGGATTTCCTTTAATGCACAAAAACGACGTTTCTTGTTATCATTGAACTACTGTTGATAAAAACCTTTTGTTCCACCAAATTTACTTGATGGTTCATAATGTTGTTTACCTTGATATTCAATAAGGAAATCAATATTTCCATCATCGTCAAATACACAAAAGTCAAACCGCAAAGGACGACCATTCGGGCTATTTAAACCCTCAAATGATTGTTCCATTGTGAACCGCAATCCCGCCTCTTCCAGAATCTCTTGAATCTTGATTTCTCCACGAGACGCTCTCATAATGGACCTCCCTTAGTTCATAAACATCATTTCAGAAATTCTGCCTTTGCGTTTACGCTTTTTACTATCTTCCTCTTGTTTAATATAGTACAAGCCATATTCAAAAGCAGAGAACTTATCTTTCTTAATTGACTTATTAGCTTGCTTTAAAATGATGTTAACACCTTCGTTTTCTTCACGAAGATTCATCATCTCTTCCTTCAATATGGAAGTTAGAGTAAACGGTTTAAGATATTCCGCCCTCTCTTCAGGTTTCATATCTTGTCCACGCTTAGTTCCCATTAACTTAACTTTTGCCACACGTTCATCAATCAGCATCTTTACTTTACCAGAAGATAACTGAGTTTGCGCATTCGCGTGAGCTTCAGTGTTAATAGGTGCATTGGCCTTAATAATATACATAGCATCAAACTCACAGGCATCAGTGCGGAACTTCTTATAATAATTTTCTTCATCGTTCTCAACACCAAAGTCAGGATAAGTTTCATTAGTATCCGGATCAATTTGAGTTTTTACCATATAGTCAACAAGACCAATACCAAGACCATTACCGTCGATAACAATACGACGAGCCTTGTATTTATAGAACAACTTCTTCAATGCAATAGCTTGATCTTCAAAGTGTTCATCATGTAAAGTATAAATATTTACCAAAGTCTTTAATGATACACCCGCAGTCTGTGGTGTTACCTTAAATACACAAACTACAGTATCGCAACCTTTACGACCTACGTCAACCGCAAGTACATAATACGCAGACTTCATAGATCTACCAGAATACTCGTATTCAGGCTGCTTTAAGATTCTATTACGATCAAATTGCTCAGCACGGAAGAACGCATCTTCAATAGTGCCAGACCATTTAGATTCATACTCACGGTCAAAAGAGGACTCATTAAATGTACCGTCCAATTTCAAGTCGCGCACAAAGTTCTTATCAAGTAATTTCATAAGAACAGGAATTCTCCAAGTACCACCCATAATACAAAACTTCTCCGGTTGCGTAATCTGTCCAACAAGCATTTGAATCAACTTATCATAAGCGAAAGTATTCTTCCAGCCCGCAGTTGTAACAAAGATCTGACTTTTATTCAGAACCTCTTGATCATCAGAAGTACCATCCGGCAATCTGCGAGAAACGTTCATAACTGGAATAATAACTTCGTTTAGGATAGTTCCATCTACGCCAACGCACTCCTCAACAAGTCCGCCATGTCGGCGCTTACCTCTTGATTTTTCGCTAGCACCCAAGTTATCAATATAAGAACCACTTCGGAAAATATATTTACAATAGTCTTTACCTTCTAATGTTTTACCACGGCCCCAGTCAATCTCTTTTGCGAAGCCCGGCACAAGAGTACAGATTTCCTGGACTTTTTCTTTCAAAATACCAGAAGCCTGTTCCTTACCACCAGAAGTAACAAATAGTTTAGATCCCGCATATAGTACTGCACGAGTCATCAAAATCAAAACCGCAAGGAATGATTTTGAATAAGCACGCGGAAAGACCGCATACACGTATTTGTAACGCATAGCGGCCCGCAAAAATACTCGTTGATAAAAGAATAAGTTAAGCGTTTCCTTTGGAGGATTTGGCTGCCATTTACCTGCCATGAAGTCAACAAACATGTCAGGGTATTCGCGCCAATAGGCAATATACTAACGTGCGACCGGAATAACGGCCCGCACACGCTCTTCAGATAAACCAATTTTCTATCGGTCGTTTGAGAGGTTTAATAAGTCTTGTAAAGCCATATTATTCCTCCTTTAACATTTCCATCATCGTTAAGGCATCATCTTCAGCCTCTTGTTCTAAGAATTCATAGTGTTCGGCAAAGTCATCATCTTTCAATTCATCAAGAGAATCCATATCCATAATTTCATCTTCATCATCAATATCTTCATCTTCTTCGCGTTCGGCTTCGCGCTGCAATGCCTTAACCGCAGATTCGATAAGATTACCAAGATTCATCTCTTCAGTAACAAGAGTGTTAGTGTAGCCACGCAAGTCCGCAAGAGTTTCATCAACTCTATCCTTCGGCTTGTCGGTATAGAAACGAGGAATAAATCCCTCTTCTTTTTCACATAATAAAACCAGTTCAGAAATTGAGTTAACAAACTCGCCAGCCTCAGCCTTATTCTGAACCGCAGTAAATTTAGCGGATTTCATCAAAGCGTCATAAACCTTAGACATCTTTTGGAAACCTTCGATGTCGCCCAAGTCAATCAGTTGATGAGCCTTGATTGAAGTTTTACAAATAAGCTTTAAATAGTCTTCATGAGATGGAGTCTGAATATCGAACGATTGCATCATCTCTTGATAATACTTCTCTAACTGAACCCATTCATACGGTTTGTAGGTCTTGCCCCACTTAATCGCCAAGTAAGTTTTATCTTCTTCAGTTAGATCATCTTCGAATCCCACTGGCTCAAAGGCATCAATCGGAGCAGGCTCCTCTCGTGTTGCTTCTAGTTCAGCGGGTCTTTCAGGTGTCCTGTTTGCGGCGAGAGCTTCCTCAATCTCTTCTCCAGTATAGCCTTGTCGAGCCATAACGTCTCGCTTCCGCGCATCCATTTCAGCCTTAATCTTTTCAGTATCTTCCCATGAATAATTTTTGTATTGATTCAATTTCATTTTGGAAAGGTAACGACCCAAGATGGTCATACCAGTAACCTTGGTGCGGTCCTTGCCATAACGTTCAAGTAGAGTATTCCATTCCTCTTCAATATAAGGAACATTGATCTCTTCCAAAATCCATAAATAAGTTTTCGGATTCCAATTGTCTACATGTCGAGTGATGCATTTCTTACATTCAGGTAATTTACCATCGTCGGGGTATCTATCCAACCGATTAGATGTGTAAAATTGATCAGTATCCATCGTTCGACCGCAGACCTTACAATAATAAGTTTTATTTAAGTCTGCCATTCACATTACTCCTTTGCCTTCTTGTTCTTGGCATTCCGGCAACACTTACACAAAGAATACCATCCATCTCTTGAACCTTTGTTTATGGAAAAAAATCTTGAATGGGCTAACTTAATTTGCCCACACCTAGTACATTTCTTCCACTTCCCATATTCTTTTTCAGTATAATACCAGGTCAGCCATTCATCTGTATAATAAGAGGCAATGAGCTTTGGAATTTTATTACGCCATAACGAAGAAATATATTCGAGCGAATGAGTGAAGCCGAATTCCTTTTCAATCATTTCCTTGATATCAACATTAGATTGCCCGTCAATTTTATATTCTACAATACGACGGTATAAAGGATAGCCGGCAAGTGAATTATCTACTAATCTATCAAAGTCTTCCATCATATACCAGGTATCACCCTCGAACCTGCCATAGCATCCTTCTTTTAGTTTAGAATAATTGCATAAAATAGTGCTAATAACAACGGGATTGATAAAGGACACACCTTCATACTGGATTTCTCCATTTTCATCTACCCATTCATCCCATGGGAGTTTAATATAGTGTCCGATATTTCTTGTAATATTTCGCGCAACAATTGGTTGGCGGTAGGCGTTTTTAATAAGATATTGATCCTTCCGCAATTCGATAATAGTTGATTTGATAATATAGGCTGCTCGCCCAGTCGCAGTTTTAGACAGCTTTTCCCAATATGCTATGCTGTCGCGCAACTGACGTAATGGCTCAATTTCTTCTAAATCTTTTTTCGTAATTGTTACTTTCGGCTAAAATATTACATTCTTATCGTTCGTTACTAAATTATATATACCATCTTCGCCATTCTCCAACTGGCCAACAAGACCCTCGAAAGATGTTTCTCGTTTATTGACAGTCGCCATACGGTTGTCGGTGAGAATCTTTCGCTCCTTCTTCTCTTGTTTCTCCATACAAAGAACCAAATAATCAGCAAGGATTTCCAGATATTGCTCGCTTGGGTCGGGAGTCTCTGTTAAAATCTATTTCACCAATTCATTTCGCTCTTGAGGAGATTCAATCGTATAATCTAGCTTGATTATAATAATCAACCTCCTTCTATGCCTCTATTATACCACAAAAATTTTCATGAGTCAAGTAAAAAAGATCGCCCATTTGAAAATTTAAAAAAAATTTGATATAATGTATATAGAAATGATAAAGGAGATGACTTCAATGGTACAGAAGATCATTAGTCTGATTTTAATTGTGGCAATTGCGGTCGGTCTATTGTTTGTTGCAATTGGAGCAACCAAAGGCACAAGTTATTACATCGTGGATAAGGGGTACGCATTGAGCTATATCGATGAATATGCATTTGTACACGATGATGTATTCTGGTTTGTGTTGGGTGACCAGAGTGGCAAGATGGAGAGCATTACTGTATTTGTGAGTCCAAATTCTTGGTACCGCTATTCTGTAGGTGAGCGATACGGCGGACCAATTGAGAATTTTATTACTTATGAAGGTGATGACAGCATTGCTCGTCACTTGGATGGGGTACACTGATGTTCATCCTTAACTCCGTCGGTAGCACGATTCTGCGCGCAGAAGAAAAATTTATGCGAGAGGTTGCACCGACGATGGGACTAGAAAATCCCTTTAAGCGTAAACATAAAGTACTAGCGAGTATGTTTAAAGAGGTAAATACTGGCCAGTACAAAAGAGTCCCAGATGAAAAATTAGATTGGAGCGACTATCCTACAGAAGAAGAGTGCGCGCATTGGGAAAGAGAAAAAAACCACTATGTGGCGAAGCAAGTATTGCTTCGCCATGGATGGGTGGAACTACAGAAATTTGCGGAAAGCCGACATGTGGAAGAAGTGTTGAAAAGTTTACTGCCCTGTGAAGCAGAGAGTGGTCAATGTCACATGGATTGTTATATGAGAGGAGAATGTCATCTATAATGAAATGGCAAGAAATGATTGGTCAAACTTTTAAGACATTAACTGTTATTCGGCGTCCTTCTAAAGAAGAGACACCTTGGAAGAGTCATTCGACACCACTGCTATGTAAATGCAATCAATGCGGCAAGGAAGCTATTTTGCGGAAAGAAGATGTTGAAAAGGGTTGTGTTGATTGCAGAATCGCCGCAGGAGAAATTTCAGGTGGTAGAGGTCATCAAGCCTTAAAAATGGGAGATAGGTTTGGTAAATTAACAGTGATTGAATATGATTTACCTTATAAAACCGCGGGTGGAAGATATACTTCTTATGTTAAATGTCAATGTGATTGCGGCAATGTGGTTTCAGTGCGAAAAGACCATTTAACTGGATATAAGCGCGGTAGCGATAGAGATGGATATAAATATACTGTATCGTGTGGCTGTTCTCAAGTATCTGCTGGTGAACTATACGTGCGGACAATGCTGCAAGATCTTGATGTAATATTTGAAGAGCAATATTCCATTGAAGAGCTGTCTACAGGTTTAAAGTTTGATTTTGCGGTTTTTGATTCAAATAGACAGTTATCTTATTTAATTGAATATGATGGAGAGCAGCATTTTAAGGCTGTTGAAGCATGGGGCGGAGAAGAAAAATTACAAATTCAAAAAGAGCGGGATGAGCGCAAGAACGTATACTGTAAAGAGCAAGGGATCCCTTTAATTAGAATTCCCTATACCGTTAAACTTTCCAATCTCACTTTTGATGATATATCTCCGTCTTCCAGATTTCAAATTTGATTTAGTGGGAATTGTGACCAGGTATAACCCCTTTTCTCTTTCAAAATAATTTTTTTCCCGAAAGGGTGCCCGGAGGGTGAATGTTGAATGGATTTACATACCAGAAAAAAATACAAGAGTACTGCCAGCATCTGGAACGCTCGTCGGGGCGTGCATGGTCGGCACGCCCCGAGTTTGCGCAATAAACCTGTCATGCAACAAAAGCGTCGCGAATGCATTGAATGCATCATGTTAAGTGTTATCCTAAAACTTAATAAAAAAAATTGTAAAAACCTATTGACAAACGCGGTCAGTTGTAGTATACTATAATCACAGCAAGGGACAAGAGCCCAGCTGAAAGAAAGGAAGTAACTACAATGATGACTGCTGAAATGCTGATGACCATGCTGGAAACCCTCGAACAGGCTGGCGATGTTGAAATCCGTCGCGAATCCGACACTGAAATCTGTGTGGATTTCATCGACTTCATCGGCTTCGATGATGACTGGTGTGAGCAGTTCCGTGACTATACCATGCCTGAGCTGGTTGAGCAGGTGCAGGACATCATCGACGAGCTGGGCACTGGTGACTTCTACCATGAAGTGGTGCTTGATGGTGTGGGCTTCATGTTCGGTTGTACCTCTTACGACATCTAAGAGGTCACCGAGCACGGGCCTAGCTAGCCAACAAACAAGAGACACAACAAATAATTAACAAAAATAATCTGTATAAACCTATTGACAAACATCCTGAAACCTGCTATAATAGGTAGTGTCAAGGGAACAACGAAAGGAGATCAAAGCAATGTTTATCCTCATGAAGTATTCGAAGGTAGAAAGTACTCGCACTCGCACCGCCGCACACAGAGTAGGTCTGTTCCGCACTCGCAAAGGTGCAAACAGAGTGATGGCAAGGCTTCTGGAAGCAGAAAAAAAGAAGCCTGTACCTGCCACTTTCAAGGTGGAACATGAGTGCTATTACAGTACCCGCGCATTCTGGGATGCTGTTGCACAGATGTACTGGGGTTGGCAGGATCGCCGCTATGCCAAACTGTTGGCGAAGTTCGACCGCATCCAGCAGAAGCTCGAAGCCATGAGGAGGGCAAGAGGATGAACAGCGCAAGGTTTAAGAAGCTCGTCAAGAGGAAAGAAAAGCAAGTCTATGCACAGAGGAGGGAAGAGCGATCTTCCCCCTCGAAAAAAAAGATAAAAAAGTTTGCGGAAAAGGCTTGACAAATACCCTAAGACGTGCTATACTAATAGTGTCGAAAGGGACAAGACAAAACACAGAAAGAGGTAATGAGAATGAAGATCTGGTTCGATATGGATGGTACGATTGCTGACCTGTATGCGGTTGATGGATGGCTTCAGATGCTCCGAGCTTACGACCCTGCACCCTACGCAATGGCAAAGCCCATGCACCACATGGCAACGCTGGCAAGGATGCTCAACAGGGCACAGGCACAGGGACACGAACTCTGCATCATCAGCTGGTGTAGCAAGGAAAGCACTCTTGCCTATGATGAAGCAGTCCGAGCCGCCAAGCTCGCATGGCTCGCCAAGCATCTGCCTTCTGTTCATTGGGATGTGGTGGAGATCGTTCCCTATGGGCAGAACAAGTGGGACACCTGCAAGAGCGGCATTCTCTTCGATGATGAAGAGCGCAACCGCAACGCATGGGAACAGGGCAAGGCGTTCACTCCCGAAACTATCTTCGCCACTCTCTCTGCACTCACTCGCTGAGTGCAGAGAGCAACAAGAAAGAGAGGTAAATGACTATGGGATTCAGTTATAATAGTTATAATAGTGATAACTCTGGATGCGCGACTGTGATTGCGGCGCTGATTGTGCTGGCGCTGGTCATCTTCGCTGGGCCATGGGTTGTGCAGATGGGATACAATGCAGTAAAGCTGGACTTCAACCTGCCTGACCTGAACTACTGGCAGTTCTTCTGGGCTACCAATGCATTGCAGGTTATCTTCAAGACCAATGTTTCCAGTAAGAGCAAGTGATAAATGAAATGCAGGATGACTCCACACATCCTGCATTTCTTTTCCCTCTGGCCGGCTGGTGCACGGGCGCCAAGTCTGTGCACCAGCCGTATTCCCGCACGCATAGGCTATGCATAATTATTCATTCGCAAGTCGCGCCAAAATGCAAAGAAGCCCCATCCCAAAACAGAGCCACTCTCGTCTTCGCTTGCGCGGGCGGAATTTCACCGTCGTGGATGTATGGGATGGGGTGATCACGTAGGCTAGGGGGACGATTTGAACGTCTCTTCTACTTGCGTAGCGTGCTAACCGAGCTGACACTACCCGTTCGCCGCGATCTGGAAGCTCTTGATACCTGCGAGAGTTTTGCCACCGAGTAATCGCGAATCCTCAGTGCCCGTAGTGGTTGTGCTTCCCTCAACCTCTGATAGTATTATACTACAAGAGGGATCAAATGTCAATACCTTTTTGCAGAAAAAGAAAAAAAAGTTTTTTTCAAAAACCTATTGACATTCCTGCCCACCTATGCTATAATAGTCTCAGTTGGTGAGGGAAACACCGACAAGACAAAATGACAAAGGTGGTAATCACAATGAATGCACTGGAACTGATGGATCTCTACTACGACCGCATGTGCGCTTGCACTTCCACTTCTGGACGCAACAACAACTTCAAAAAGATGCTTGCTCTGTGGGAAGAAAATGAAGTTGTTCGTGCGGTTTGGACTTTTGTCAAGGATGCCTATTTCATCGTTGATCGGTTTGTCAAGGGCGTTGTTGACAAGGTAAAGTCTTTCTTTAAGCCGACCGCAAACGTGGTTTACTCCTGCGACAAGGTAGAGGGCAATCAGCTTGTGTATCTCCTGCGGCTGCTTAATGAAGAGGGCAATCTGGTTTGGTCAAAGGTCGGCACGACCACCCGAACCATTGAAGAACGCATGAGCGAACACCTGCGCTACTATCGCAAGTATGGTATCAAAACGATCGAAGTTACTAAAGTTTGGGATTGCGGAGAAGTTGACGCAGAAGGTTTGGAAAGTTTCCTGCGTTCCAAGTACATCCGCAAGCATCCGAACACTTTCCAGAAAAATGATCGTTTCTATCAAGTTGAGTTTGATCTGGAACAGGCTGAAAAGTGGGTTGACTTCTATCTGAACGATTGAAAAAAAAGTTTGTCAAGGGCGTAAAAACCCCTTGACAAACAGCCCAAGATGCTGTATAATAGTTAATGTAAAGGAGGTCAAGAACATGGCTAAGGAACTTCAGTATCCTACCCCTGAGTGGTTGGACGCCATGGTCGATAAGACTGGTTGCTCACTGGAAGAAGCCGAAATGGCATGGTGGGACAAGCAGATCGACAAGGGCAACCCTACCCCATGGGACTTGCCACCCGAGCAAGAGAAGGAAGCACGCAAGGCGAACCGACCCAAGGCTCACAAGGTGGTTGACCCTGCAGGCAAGACCCGAACCCGAGAACGCAAGCCCAACGAGGACAAGCGACTATTGGTGGACTGCCTGCACGACGCATTGAAGGACTTTGACAACTGCGAGGTTGTCAACCCCGAGCGTCAAGTGGACTTTGTGCTGAACGGCGTTTCCTATTCGGTTACGCTGACCGCCCACCGACCCCCCAAGGACAAGGGGAAGGGCTGATACCCTTCCCCAAGCCCCGAAAAAAAACTTGAAAAAAGTTTCAAAAAGGGCTTGACAAACCGACCGACCTGTGGTATACTTAAGATGTTCCAAGGGAAGGAACAAAACAAAACGACAGCGCCAAGAGCGCGGAAAGAAAGAGGTAATCGCTATGACTACTATCAATGTGAAGAATGAGAAGCTGACCTACGTGACCGCCCTGACCTACGCCATTGAGAACGGCAACCTGCCCACCGAGATCGCGGAAAAGCTGATTGCCCTGCGTACTCAGCAGGAGAAGCGTAACAGCGGTGAGAAGAAGCCGACCAAGGTTCAGGAAGCCAACGTTGGCATCAAGCAGGTTATCCTGACTGCCCTTGAGGGTCAGGAAGCCAAGACCGTAAGCGAGATTCAGACCCTTGCTCCCGAGCTGGGCGAGCTGAGCAATCAGAAGGTTGCAAGCCTTGTCCGTCAGCTTGTGGAAGAGGGCAAGCTGACCCGAATCGAGGAGAAGCGCAAGGCGTATTTCCGCCTTGCCTGACCCTCGCGGGGTGGTGAAAAAAACTTTCACCACCCCGAAAAAACCCCTTGACAACCTGCCTATCCTGTGCTATAATAGTATCAACGAAAGGGCAAGAGCCCGAACAACGAGGAGGATCCCCATGAAGAACACCATCGCTGCCACCCTGATCGCCAACTACGGTTTCGAAGCCCAGTCCAACTGCCTGTTCACTGGCAAGGGCTCTTGGCTGGCCTCTCACGAGACCGTCAAGGTCACCTTCCACGGTGACATGGTCACCATCGACCACTACCGCTTCTTCTGGGATGGCGGTGATGTGGAGTGGGAACGCTCCACGGTGGTCACCTGCCACCTCTCCCGACTGTGGGAGAACCTCCCCGAGTGGGTGCTCAGAGCCTGAGCCCCACTCTTTTTTTATTCGCCGGCGCGTGGGCGGGCGCTGCGCTTGCCCACTCGCCGAATTTCCGCGAGGAGCACCAGCCAGCAAAAAATAATTTGAAAAACTTGCAAAAAAGGTATTGACAAATCATCCCGAATCTGCTATAATTAAACCATCGAAAGGGAACACAGAGTCCCAACAGAAAGGAAGTTACTACTATGATGACTGCCAAAGAAGCTAAGACCATGACCACCAACTACCTGACCGCCGAAGCTGACAAGCACCTGCAGAAGATTGAAGACACCATTCAGATCTATGCCAGCAAGGGCAACACCTCCATGTATTACAGCAATGGTCTCAGCGGTGCCGACCCTCGCATCCAGTCCAAGGTATACAACACTATGGTTGAAGCAGGTTACAAGGTTCGTTGGTGTGAATCCAGCCTGCACATCAGCTGGGCAGATGCCTAAAAAAAGTTGCTCAGAGGGGTTGACAAATCCCTCTGAGCATGGTATAATAAGTACATCAAAAGGAACAAGAAAGGAAGTAACTACAATGACTAAGAAGATTTCTCTGAATGACTGGACCTACATCGGCAAGTACAATCCTGCGGCCAAGTGGCTTCGTCCCCTCTGCTCCTACTCTCTGACCGAAGCTGGTGCCTATTCTGCAGATGGCAACCCCGACTATCGCCGCGATTGCAAGATTAGCTGGCCTGTGTATCTGCTCCTGTTCCTGCCTGTGCATCTACTTCAGTTGCTGGTGTGCCTGTGGGATGGCGGCTTGAAAGAATTTGAAATTGCAAGTCGCCACATTGGGCATGATTACATCACTGCACATGGCGACAACAGCGGACGCTATCAGATGGCAAAAGAAATTTGGGAAAAGGCTTGACAAAGCCTTTCCCCTGTGGTATAATAAATGTATCAAATGAAGGAGTGATAAACATGGGTATCATGATCGGTGCTATTGTTGCAAGTCAGACCGCTATGAGAGTGGCGGCAATGAATGCCATGAAAAAAAATCTGGAAAATCAGAAAAAAGCTGTTGACAAACAGCCCAAAGTGTGCTATACTAATAATGTCGAAAGGGACAACAGAAAGGAAGGTAAACAAAAATGATGAAGATCGAAATGACCAAACACGCTATGGTAGACCGCATTGACCGCTGTGTGTACATTGCACAGAAGATTGGCTTCGGTGACAAGATTGTGTGCGAAGGTTTCCGCAGAGACAAGGGCACTCGGCAGTGCCTGTCCGAAACTGGTGTGCTGATTGTCAAGATGCCGGAAAGCGAAACCATGGTGACTGCTTACATTCCCACTCTTGAACAGGCTGGCATGATTTACAAGTCCGCAGGCTTGCACATGCCGAACTGGATGGCACAGAAAATCAAGAAGAATCAGAAGTATGCAAAGGGCTGTCCTGTGTGACAGCCCTTTGCAAGAAAAAAATTTTCAAAAAGGTATTGACAACCTGCCGAACCTATGGTATAATAAGTACAACGAAAGACGAAAGGAAGTAACACAATGAACACTCTGCTTCTCACCTTCATCCTGCTGAACATCGCCAATGTTATCATTCAGACCGTCAAGAGCATTGCAACCATCAAATGCGGAAAAGGGGTCGCCGCGATTGTTAACGCTGTTGCCTTCGGACTCTACACTGTGGTCACTGTCTACATGATGTGCGATTTGCCTCTTGCCACCAAGGCGCTGATTGTCGCAGGCTGTAACCTTGTGGGTGTGTATGTGGTCAAGTATTTTGAAGAAAAGGCAAGAAAAGACAAACTCTGGAAAGTCGAAGTCACCATTCCTGCCGAACAAGCAGAACAGATGATTGAAGATTGCAAATACTATGGATTCACTTACAACTATGTGAACATCGAAAAGTATTTCTTGTTTAACTTCTATTGTCCCACTCAGCAGGACAGTCTGAATGTTAAGAAACTGTTACAGAGCTATGATGCAAAATACTTTGTGACTGAAAGCAAAAATTTGTGAGAAAGGGGTTGACAACCCCTCTCACATGTGGTATAATAAGTACATCAAAAGGAAAGAGGTAATGAACATGAGAGCAACTGGTATTGTAAGAAGAGTCGATGAACTGGGTCGCATTGTTATCCCCAAGGAAATCCGCAGGAACCTGAACATCAAAGAGGGCGATCCCCTTGAGATGTATCTGGACAAGGAATACGGGCTTGTGATGAAGCCCTACCATGAAGAGCATCTGAGCTTTGACCGCCTGCAGTCTGAGTGGGAAAGCCTGAGCACCGCAAAGCGGCAGGAACTGATCTGCGAAATGGTGAACCACCTCGATGACCCCATCCGCTGTGAAGAGTGACCGCAAGGTCACTCTTTTTTCGCCCGCGCGCCCACGAGCGTGGGCGCCGGTTTTCCCGCGTATCCTTCCATTATACCATTTTTCGAGCAATTTGTCAATAGGCAAACTGCACAAACTTTTTCCCGAAACTTTGTGCAATCTGTCAATAGACATTTGGGGTCTGATACTGTATAATAGATAATGTCAGGAGGGCACTGAGGTGATGCCGAGTGAAGCTGGTCGACAAAACTTCTTCAAAAAAAGTTTTGAAAAACCCTTGACAAAGCCGCCAAGATGTGATATACTGATAGTGTCAAGAGGGCAAGGAACTGCAAGAGGAACCCTTCGGCGCTGAAGCGCACAGGATAAAAACTCAAAAAAAAAGTTTCAAAAACCCCTTGACAAACACCGCAAGGTGTGGTACAATAAGGATGTCGAAAGGGCAAGGCGCCAGCCCCACTCGACAGTCACTAACACCAATCGACAAGAAAGAAAGAGGTAATGAATCATGGAAAAGATGACTTATGTGAAGGCTCTGGAAGTTGCTCTGAACTGCGAAGCTCTGTCTGCCGAAGTGCGTGAGAAGCTGTCTGCTCTGCGTGACCAGCAGGTCAAGCGTAACTCTGCGGAGAAGAAGCCCACCAAGACCCAGCAGGCGAATGAGGGCGTGAAGTCCCATGTGCTGGAAGTGCTGGCTTCCTGCGCCCAGCCTGTGACTGTGTCTGAACTGATGCAGGCTGATGAAGAGCTGTCCCAGCTCTCCAATCAGAAGGTCGCTTCGCTGGTTCGCCAGCTGGTGGAAGCTGGCAAGGTTCAGCGACTGGAAGAGAAGCGCAAGGCTTACTTCACTCTGGTGAAGTGACCTTGCGGGGCAGGGGTAAAACCCTGCCCCATCTTCCCGAAAAAAAGTTTCAAAAAGGTATTGACAAACAGCCCAACATCTGCTATAATAGATAATGTCGAAAGGCAATAGAACAAGAAAGAGGTAATGCAAAATGAATCGCCACTTCTACATTCTGATGGATACTGAAACTGCCAACGGTCTGGATTGCCCCATCAACTACAATACCGCATGGTCTGTAATTGACCAGCACGGCAACACCTACGAAAACTTCAATTTCATCAACCGCGACATTTTCTTTGACCGTCCCGAACTCATGCAGTCCGCATACTACGCCCACAAGATTCCGCAGTATCTTGAACAGATTGAACGCGGCGAAATCAAGGTTGCAACGTGGTACGAAATCCGCAAGGCGTTCCGCGACTGTTGCGAAAAGTACAACATCAAGGCAGTTATCGCCCACAATGCCCGATTCGACTATCGCTCCTGCACGATGACCCAGCGTTACGAAACCTGCTCCAAGTATCGCTACTTCTTCCCGAAGGGCGTTGAAATTTGGGACACGCTGGCAATGGCTCGTGATGTGGTCGCCCCGATGCCCACTTACCGCAAGTGGTGCGAAACCAACGGTTTCACCTTGAAGAACGGACAGCCCCGACTGACCGCCGAAATCCTGTTCCGCTTCATCTCCAAGGACATTGACTTTGTGGAAGAACACAAGGCAATGGAAGATGTGAACATCGAAAAGGAAATCTTTTGGTACTGCATCCGCAAGCACAAGGCAATGCGTCGAAAGGCTTTCAAGGACTGAAAAAGTCCTTGACAGCCGCCCCAAAGTGTGATATAATAAGTACATCAAAAGGAAAGAGGTAATTGACCATGACTCAGTTTCAGTATGAAGTAAATGTTTACGAAGAAGACCACGTCCTGTCCTGCAAGACCAACAATCCCCGCACCGCCTGCCAGTTTATGCTGGATCATGCCGACTGCTATCTTGATGTCATCAACGGTTTTACTGGTGAAGTGCTCGCTGTGATGAACCATGAGAATGCTTACTGTCAAGAGGATTTCGGGCTGATGCTTCTCGGCTATATGACCGAAACAATTTGGGGCTGACCCTTCGGGGTTGGCTCTTTTCTTTTGAGCCGGTCGTGCGCGGGCCACACGACCGGTTTTTCCGCAATGGGCAGATCTACCAAGAAATTCGCTGAAAATTTGTGCATTTTGCCAATAGACATTTTATCCCGAAAGTGGTATACTAATAATGTCAGGAGGGGAGGCCAAGAAACCGAGAGGCGGCCGACTCTCAGGAAGTAGAGGAAGAAAACTTGAAAAAAAGTTTCCGAAACCTCTTGACAAACCACTGACCCTGTGGTATAATAAGGGTGTCAGGTGAGGGAAGCAACTGACAGTCGCTTAGCCAAGGTAGCCTGCGGAGTGGGTGCGCAACACTCCATGGTTAGACCCTGTGCAAGCGAAGCGAAAAAAAAGTTTGCGAAACCCCTTGACAAACAACTGAATAGGTGCTATAATAAGAGTGTCCTAAGGGACAAGACAAAAAGAAAGAGGTAATGAATCATGATGAAGTTCACTAAGAAGGTTGCTCTGGAAGTCGCTATCAATGCTATCGAGAACTCCACCCTGCCCAACTGGTCTTTCACTGAGGGCGAGGAAACCCTGACCATCTCCAAAGCGGAAGCCATCGAGAAGCTCCAGAAGATGATTGAGCAGTTGGAGGCTAAGTCCAACGCTCCCAAGAAGCCCACTAAGGTGCAGGAAGCCAACGAGGGTGTCAAGGACATCATCAAGGCTGTGCTGGAAGGTCAGTCCCCCATGACTGTCTCCGAAATCATGACCCACTCTGCGGAACTGAGTGCCCTGTCCAACCAGAAGGTCGCCTCTCTGGTGCGCCAGATGGTCGAGGCTGGCGTGCTGGTTCGCACTGAGGAAAAGCGCAAGGCTTTCTTCGCCCTCGCTCAGGGCTGAGCCTGAGACCCCGAAAGGGGTCTCTTTTTCTTGGGCTGCTCGCGGACGGGCGCCGCGAGCAGTTTTCCGCGATACACTAGACCCACCGAAAAATTTTCTTGAAAAATCGGCATTTTAGGGGTTGACAGATTATCCCGAATCTGATATAATAGAACCATCGAAAGGAGCTGATCTGAAATGTTCACCTGTCCTGCACTCTGTATCCTTGGTCTGGTTCTCTCTATGTGGGGATTCATCTGGGGTATCTTCTTCCAGGAATTCCTGTGGCTGTGTGTAGCTGGTTTTGCGCTGGGCTGGATGTTTTCTAAAGATTGTTGAAATTAGGGGTTGACAAACTGCCCCAACTGTGTTATAATAATAATGTCGAAAGGAGCTGATAGCATGGAGTTCAAGGAAGCTATCAAGGCTTACGCTAAAATGATGGGCGTAAGCGAATCGGAAGCGAAGCAGGATGCCGAAGCTACCATCAAAATGTGGATGACCACCGAAGGCATGACAAGGGAATTTGCGGAAGCCAGCTGGATTGAAGAGCAGGAAGATGCAGACCCCGAATTGCTGAAACAGATGGAAAAGCAGGCGAAGGAATCTGGCGCAACAAAGGTCAAGGCAAAGCGTGCCCCGAATTACAGTCTGGAAGGACAGAAAAAGCGGGAACGCAAGCCCAACGAAGAAAAGCGTTCACTGATTGAACAAATCGCCAATGCAATGGAAAGTTTTCATCACATGGATGAAGAAATTCCTGCTTCTGGTGTGGATTTGGTCGAAATTGTGAATCCTGAACGAGAAATCACCTTCAAAATTGGTGAAAATTGCTACAGTGTGACCCTTACCTGCCATCGCAAGCCGAAAAAATGACAAAATGGGCGAGAAATCGCCCATTTTTTGCTGTTTTTGTCCGGTTTTGTGCGGTTTTACTAGAAAAATCGCATAATTTTTGTTGATTTTGCCTATTGACAAATGCGGCGGGCTGTGGTATAATAATAGAGGGGAGTTGAGCGGGCCGGTCGCGGGCGATCCGGACCGAATTTCCCGATCGGACCTGTATATGCAAATTTTTCTCTTGAATGCAACTATATGCAACTAATTACCTTGAATCCCGAAACCCCGGTCGGGCCCCGCCGATCGGATAACCGATCGGCTATCATATGCGCTCGTGCGCGGTGAAAGCGATTCCTCCAGCGCCTCACAAATCAATTCTCTCTGCCCCTCAGCGTAGATCGAACATACCCCGCGCGTTCTCTGGAACATGCATATGCTGCGGAATTTGACAAATTGAATTAAATATGATATAATATTTAAAAAAGGCACCTCCGCCGACCGGGAAATTGACAACATAATTTTTTTATGATATAATAAAAGTAGAAGGATATAGGCCGACCGGAAAGTCGGCAACAAGAGGAAGGAGATTTGACAAATAAACAAATATATGATATAATACGGTGGGGCATATTTTTACCGATCGGTAATAGATCAAGAGGAGCAAGAGTAAAGAATAGCAAGTGGACGGGCTGGCATATGCGGCATAATATATTGAACTTAATTACGGACACGAGGACGGATAAATGAGTAGAGTAGTCTAGGCCCGATCGGGCCACCCCACTTCCAGAATTTTCCCAGTTTTTACAATTTTATCTATCCTCATCTTCTCTCCCTTGATTTTTATAAAAAAATTTGCTATAATATATATGTAAAGAATGAGGGAATCGCTTCGCTCTTCCCTCTATCCAATCCTGGGGTCGCTCCCCAGTGAATATCGAAAGGAGACTCCTTACATGAATACTTACGAGAATGAAATGATGGCTATGCTTCGTCAGGGTATGTCTATGGACGAGGTTATGAACAAGATGCGCACTCAGCTGGCCAATGCACAGGCCCAGATCAAGGCTGAAGAGGAAGCTAAGCGTAAGCAGGCTGAAGCTAAGCGCAAGGCCGATAATGAGACCAAGGCTCAGACTCTGGTTGATCTTTGCAACCGTGCAATGGAGAATAAGCTGACCGCAGCCGATGTCGCTTATGTGCAGCAGCTCTATGCTACTCAGAAGTATCCTGAGCATGCTCGCATGTTCGCTCAGATGTTTGATGCCAATGAAGTGGATTCCACTATCAAGATGGCAGTTGGCACTATGAGCGCTCTGACTCCTCTGGTCCATCTGGCTGGTGCCAAGGATTGGGATGAAGTTCTTGATGAACTTGATGCCAAGGAAATCAAGAATGCTCACGCTCAAGCCAATGCAAAAGTGGATGAAGATCTGAAGGAAATGCAGGACCTCTTCGGGCTTCTCTTTGGCCAGGCAAAGCCTGTCCAGAAGCCCGCTCAGCCTACTCCCAAGTCTGACGACACCATTCTGCGCGACTTCGTAAATTCCATCAATAAGTGAAAGAAGGGCTAACGCCCTTCTTTCTTTTTTTATATAAATAAGAAAAAGGGAGGCTAATGCCTCCCTTATACCTTGCGCTTACCATATTTCTTGGCTTTCTCTTTTCCTTCATTCACAAGTTCTTGCAATCTTGCTGCTCCATCAGATTCATAATTTGCAAGATTCTCTTCACTCTCTCGAATAAGAGCCATCAATTTCTTCTCACCCTGTGCAAATAGAGCTTCAACAGTCGCTCTCTCAGTTACAACAGTAGAAGTCTGCTTTGCAGCCTCCTCTTTCTTATTGCCACGAATCGCAGTACCATATACAATACTATAATGCAGTGGCTTCAAGTCATCTACAGACTTCAGATTAGGAGTAACCTGACCAATTATCATACCACCATTAATCAGTCTACGATCTTCACCAATCATCCACATAATATCATTGCGCGCTCTTCCCTGTTCACTAATCTCAAACAGAAACTCTCTCTTCGGGATTACATAAACTTCCTTACCTCTATAAGCACCAAGACAATCATATGCCATAACTCATTTTCCTCCTTAAATTTGAGTTTTGAAATCATTTTTTCATTTGTTCCTCGCACCATGCGATTTTGAAATCATTTTTTGAAAACATTGCCCCACTTATATACGAGGCGGGCGTATAAGGTATGGTATACCTCGGAGCGAAGCGGAGAGGTATACCATACCGCCTATTTTATTCTATTCTATAGGTTACTATTTTTTGTACAAAACTCAGAAATTTTTGTACATTTCATCTAAAATCCGATCGGTCACTCGGGCAACACATTAGATACTTTGGTAATCACAATATTCGTCTTATCATATTCTACTTGCTGCAATTCATATGTAATCAATCCTAATCTCCGCAAGATATCAAGGATATCATTGATTACAACATTATTAGAAGTAGTTGATGTTGCTAAGCCAATGCGATTCTTTAACTCTTTATGAGTTACAACAAATGATGTTTCACCATTGCCTAAATAACGATTCAAGAGATAGACAAATAGGTTTACAGTATTGCGGTTTAAAGAGTTTACAAGCTGTCTCAAAGTAGTAAATGGAACCAACATTGCAGAAGATGCTTGCAACTCTTTTAAGATATATACTTTTCTATCGTCATCTTCTTCTAATAGACCCATTTTTACCAATTGTTTTACATATTTAGATGCGCTACGACGATCCATTCCAGTTTCATTACCAATATTTACAAATGTAGCAACTTTATATGAAACGCTTCTTGCATCTTGACTATCCCAATCAGATTTACATTGAAACCATGCATAAACTAAATCACAATAATTTCTATCTGCCATAATCCCAGCTTCCTTCGGAACTTGTCTTGAATTCTTCTAAATGTTCAATGGTTTTCACCTCCTCCCACGAGATATGAAAACCAAATATAGATAATTGTACAACCTTGACCAAACATCATAGATTCGTGTACAAAATTTTCTAAGCGTTGTACATTTTTAGGAATTTTCTCTACTATTCCCAAGTCTTTAGATTTTTTCCTAAAAATTTTTACCAAAAATAACTAAGGGCTGTGCACGAACACAGCCCTCAAACTTAAGCCTTCTTGTTCTCGTCGAGGACTGCCTGAAGGTCACGTTCAAACTTGGGAGTCACAGTAAAGATCCAACACAGAAACTCTGGCTTGCTAGGATTCGGCATAGTACCAGCAGGGACATTACCCATTTCAACCAACTTCATTGCAATCTTACGAGTATAAATAATCTTATTAGTAGTATCAGCCATAATATATTCCTCTTTTCCGGCTGCTTCGCAGCTCGCTTATATTTGTTAAAGTTCGAACTCTTCGCTCAACCTTTATTACATATATATTATAGCAAAAATTTTTACAAAAGTCAACTGGTTCGGTCTAGTTTTCGATTGACTTTTCAAAAAAAATATGATACAATAAAAGAAAAAGGAGCTAATTATTGATATGACCCCCAAGATTATTGATGGCAAAGCAATTGCGGCAAGAGTTGAACAAGAGTGTAAACACACTATCGAAGCATTCAACCTCCAGCCTAAACTTGTTGTAATTACTACCGACGAAGCTGACGCTGCCTCTAAAGTATACATGCGGAATAAGCATCGTGCAGCTGAACGTGTCGGTATCCTATATGAAGAAATTATTCTTAATAAATATGCGGACATGACAATTATGCTATCTACTATTCGTCAGCTTAACGCTGATCCTACGGTACATGGCATTATCGTACAGCTGCCATTACCAGCTCGTTTCGATGTGCCGACTATTCAAGCTGAAATTGATCCTGATAAAGACGTTGATGGGTTCCATCCCGACTCAGCATTTGACCCTTGTACGCCCGATGCTGTGATGCATATGCTTCTGGATGACGAAAAAATGACTCTTGACGGAAAACACGCCGTTGTCATTGGCCGTTCCAATATCGTTGGAAAACCTCTCGCTCGTCTCCTTCTCCAAGAGAATGCGACTGTTTCCGTCTGTCATTCTCATACTGATTCAATTTTACTTGAGCAGCTTTGCAAGAGCGCTGATTACGTGTTCTGCGCCGCAGGCGTCCCGGGGCTCGTGAGACCCGAAATGTTGGCGTACGGCACAGTGCTCGTCGACATTTCTATCAATAGAGATATTGAAGGAAAGTTGTGCGGCGATGCCCATCCGGATTGTTATCCACTATGTTCTGCATATACTCCCGTTCCTGGCGGTGTTGGACCACTTACCGTATCCCGTCTCATGTGGCACACCGTTACCTCTGCACTAATGGCAAGAAAGGATGAAACTTAATGGCAACCACTCGTACTGAAACAGATATTAAACTGTATACAAACGAAGAGTTGCAAGATATTCAAGATAATTCACATTCTGGTTCAGCAACAGATTCAAAAGGTAATATTCAAGCAGTTCTTTCTGCGATTATTACCTACACTAAAGCTGCGGCTGAAGCTAATCGTAATTATGTAGATATTTTGTGGTCTTCTATTAAAACAGGTAATTATACCGATAAAATCCTTGGTTGGATTGAAATGAAACCCGAAAACTCATTGGATGAACACAAATATGGTATTGCAGACACCCGCTGGGCTGTCGATATTGGTGGTCGTATTACTGAAAGCGGATGTAGATGGATTTTTGTGTATAACCGCGACTCTGAAGAACCTTGCGGAATTCGTATTTCTTGGTGGGAAGAAAATGAAGATGAGACTGATCCAATTGAAGAAGCTTGGACCAACAATCCTTACATCATTCTTCCTAAGAATAAATATGCGTTTCCCACTGCTTCTGAAGTAAATACTATTATTGTACAACCAAATGCAATGCAAGTTAATAAGGACTTTATTAACAATATTTTTAGCACAATCAATTATCATATTCAAAATGCTGCAAAAAATAGTAATAACAATGTTCGAATTCCTTGGGAGACATTTGGTAATTCTGCGGAAGTGCAAAAAATGTTTGTTGTTACATCAAGAGATATAACAATAGTAGAATCAGAAAGTCTATCTGCGCTCGGTGGTTGTTTTAGCTATGGAGAACGCTCTGATGGTCATTATCCAAGAGCAACAAATCGTGCATTTACCGTTGATGACTTTGATCCACTGGAGATGGGCTTCTTTAATGATGCTACCTATTTGGAAGATAATTATACTGCCTTTGCACCTGCAACCAGTTTTACATTGTATCAAATTTTAACAGAAATTTTAGGATATGGTGTAAGCTATTCTGCTAGTGTTGATCTTCAGAATGGTCAAGCTTTTTGTATGGGTCTGTTAATCACTTGGGATAAAGAAAATTCCTATGCAACAAATACAAGCAATGCTAATTATCTTGCAAATGAAATTTTTGCTGATGAATCTCAGCAATATAGAGATTCTTTAACTTCAGTACTATCTTGGCCTGATGGTACTGTACCAACTTTGGAACATTATATTGCAGCAAATAAAAAGAATAATACCTCTTGGCTAAAAACTTTTGTTGATTTAACAGTTAGTAAAATGAATACTGCTTTTGCTAAAGGAGATCGTGCAATTCATATTCTATGGTCAGAAGTCAGTTCTTCTTATGCCGATGAAGTAAAACGAGCTTGGCAAAATGGTTCATGTGAATATGACGGTTATATTGAAGCAGCTGTACCAAGAGGAAGAGATCTTGGAGTTGGAACTCAAACTTCTGTGGCTAGTGCTTTTAATCAAATTATGGACGCAGAACATTATTCTGCTGGTTCTACCAATCCTCCAACTTATGCTTATGGATATATCCGCTATAAAAAAGATGGTGACACCAGTGGTGGAGGTAGTGCTAATTCTACAGCCATTGAAGATATTACTCACCCTGATTCCATTGGCTTAGCTATTACCCTGTATGGATATGTAGCAAGTTCTCCACAATCTGGTAATACTGCTGATGCTCAAACTGCTGATGCTATTCGTGATATTCAGCGGATTTGGTTAGCAAAAGAGGCCCCTAAAGCAAAGTAAGGAGGATCTTAAATGAAATATTGTACTTCATATTTCCAGAGTGAACCTGTTCGTCAAAAGATTGATGAATTACGCTTTTCTACCGCTGCCATGAATGACGCACTCGGCTATGCCGAGCGTCATTCAGACAAGCGGGTTATTATTGAATTTCTAGATTTACACGCAGATCATATTCCTACGATTGAAAAACTGCATAAGCTGCATCAAGAACAACCCAATATCTACTATGATTTCTATAATTTACATGATCTTGTAGAATATTCTCGCGCATTTGAACGTCAAGTAGATTATATTATGTACCATCAGCCCGCATTAACTTGGGGACTTGTGCAAATCTTACTTTATTACAAAGTTTGTGATATTGTTATTAGTGAACCTCTTACCTTTAACATGAATGAACTTGAAAAGAATGTGCATCCTTATGCTCGTATTCGTATTCGTCCTTACATTGCAAAACCAGAAATTGCAAGAGGGATTGAAACAGATTCTGGTATCCACCATTTCTGGGTACTACCCCAGCATATGCACTTTTATGAACCATATGTTGATGTAATTGATTTGCTTGATGATAATATTGTGCGCGAAACAGCTTTGGTAAGTACTTATACATCTAATAAAGAGTTCTCTGCGCGACTGGATACTCTTATTGAAGGTGTAGAGTGCGGTATTGGTGCATCTTTTATCGACGATAAATTTGTACAGCGTCGTCTCACTTGCGGACAAAGCTGTTTAAAAAACAGCAATTATTGCCATTACTGTGATCAATATGTAAAAATGTATGATGTAATTGCCGCACAACGTAAATCTTCTAATTGATTTTTTTCAAAAAATATTATATAATATATATGTAAGATTAAGAAAGGGAATAAAACCTCACTCGGAAAGGAGAAGTCGAAGATGTTCCGAACATTTTGTGAAGCTATGGAACAAGAGCCAGCACTGACTCTCACCATGCTTGAAGAATTT